GCTAATAAGTTATCGTGATTAAAGCAATTATCTTCAGCAGTCCAGAGATAAATTACTTTGCACTGATTTGCAAACTCCTCAATTGCTCCTTGTAATGGAGCACCTGAGTTTAGATAATCCTTAATGGTGTTTGGGTTACGTTTTGCTAGTGCAGCAGATGCAGCCTCTCTTTCGGGAAAATTAATATCTGAGCCATCATTGTTAAATGTACAGGCGTGAGTTTGAAATTTAGGATTCCATCCATGTTGCTCAACTAACTCCGCTCCCGTTCCTGCCGGACTTCCAACTTTTGCTATTGGATTCCAGATAATCTTACAATAAGGAAACGCTTCTTTCGTCCACTCAACTAAGACTTTAGCTGCACGAGTGCTTACATTACTCTCCAATCCGGGATTAATAAGACATTCGGTATAGGGCTGAAGCCTTGAGGCTAAAATGTCTTGCAGAGGACTTACGTACTTTTCGAACTTTCTCTTTAAATCTGGATTTCTTGATTTTAATAACCTATCGTATTTTTTGGGACTTGATATTCCATATAGAAATTCATGTTTTTCTAGACGTCTATTTCTATGACCAGGCTCATTAATTAGGTTAGTTTGAAGTGTAATGAGTCTCGGATCACTTAAAATTTCATTTAGGCACCGATAATCATTACCAAATGTATTGTATAACCAAGCAATGTGAAGAAAATCCAGTTCTTTTATTGATGAAACGAATCCTTTGCAATTAAATTTCGGACTCGCCAAGGCGAACGGCGCACGACCGACATTAACCAATTTGGTTTGATTTGCCTGTCGATATGCGACGCGAGAAGGTTCACTTTCATCGAAAAATGACTTTGCTGCATCGGCTTCGTATACATTACTAGCTAAAAATACAGATAAACACATGCTGAGGAAGCAAACTGATTTAGCAATATTTGCCATAATTCAACCTTCTAAATTGTCTTGGAAACTATTTAGTAGTTGAGAATGGCGAAGTGGTGATAGAAATTAATTTTTATTTACTTGGCTTTATTCACAATTAGAACAAAGATGTTTTTTTCCTTCTAAATCCTGATTCTTAGCGCCACATTTATCGCAAAAATAAACATATATCGTTAGAGTATCTCGATTAGTGACATCATCCATCATTCGTCTAAGATCGGCTTTTAACTCTTCTGGCGTATCTCCTATAGGGCGTGCAGCATCTTCAGACCAAGAGCCCACTTTTCCTTCATCGTCGTAATAGACTTCTTTAATTTCCCAGTTTACGCCTTCTTTATAAACCACTTTACATGGTCTGTAATTCCATTTCATTGCATCTAAACCTCAAACTTCACTACAGTTCTCTGTCATCTGCAACAAAACTATTTATCAGATAAGGCATCATATCTGTGGTCATTATCCAGAGCAGTTCGATTTGTCATACAACTTATGCAAACATTTCCTGATGATAGATATGGCTCTTAGTGAGTCGACACACGAAAATGTCAAAGAAGGTCTTAGCCTGATACTTTTTTCACCACAGGGTAATACGAATAATTTATTATCGAAGCATAAATTAATAAATTCTGTTCTTTTATTGGTTTCAGCAATGTCGAAAGATATCATTAATCCAATACCTCTAATGTTTTGTATCTTATCATTCAGTAATTTATCTTGAGATATTACCTTATTAAAATATGAAAGAAAAAATGCTCCAACGTCTCTGGCATTCTCGATTAAATTATCTTCTTCTATTATTTCCAAGTATCTTTGTGCTCTCACCATGTCGGTCAGTGAACCGCCCCAAGTAGAGTTCAATCTACTTTTTTCTTTGAAGACGTGATTTTCGACTAGATCAAATCTCTCAGTAGCTAATATCCCACAGACCTGCATTTTCTTACCAAAAGAAATAATATCCGGAACAATTCCATAATTTTGATATGCCCACGTTTTTCCACTTAGTCCTAATCCGGTCTGCACTTCGTCGTAAATCAGAATGATGTCGTTATCATCGCAGACCTTTCTCAGTATATGGTGGATTTCTTTTGGGAAATGTCTATCGCCCCCTTCTCCTTGTATTGGCTCTACAATAACTGCTGCAATACGATTATTATCTCTCCAAAACTCATTTGTAATTGTGTATTTGGCGATCTCTTTGTTGATGTCTTGATTGAATTTTAATATACATTCCTGCCCGCGAGCCTCGAATTCTATAGTGTCTGGAATATTTATTCTTGGCCAATCGAATTTCGGGAATAGGTCGTATTTTCTTGGATCTGCTGTATTTGTTAAACTGAGGGTATAACCTGAGCGACCGTGAAATGCATGCTTGAAGTGTAGAATTACTAAATCGTTTTCTCTGATGTTTGAATACTGCTTATGCTGTAATAATTTGTATTTCCAGTCAAAAGATGCCTTCAATGCGTTTTCTACTGCTAATGTGCCACCAGAAATGAAAAATTTATATTTGAACTCACGAGGTACAGCAATCCTATTGAACGTCTCTAGAAAGTCAACGTATTCTTCTGTGAGAATATCTGAATTGGATGGGTTCGTTTTTGCGATTTTCAGCAGTTTGCGTTCAAAATCATTATCCTTTAATTTAGGATGATTGTGCCCGATAGGATTACTGGCAATGAAACTAAAACAATCTAAGTATTTCTTACCAGTAACCTTGTCTACAATATAATTACCATAGCTCTTATCTACATCATAGATAAGGTCAAAATGATCTAATAATATGTGCTGAGAAGCTCTTCGGTGGACGTCACTCACGGATTGTTCCTTTTATAATTCTCTTATCTGTTCACTTCATATCTCTGTCGCTTAATGCTCGTTCAAAATATTTTCCCTGAGCTAGAAGGGGTTATTATTCCGCTTGTTTTTTCTCTGAATAAGCTTTCAATTTGGGTATTAGGATTCATTGCATAATGAATGGCGTCACTGGGGAGCGTTACGCTTTTAGGGTCTTCGGCAAAAGGAAATGCTACAAAAAATGCTAATCCAGGCTTTGATGGATCTCCACTCGGCACGACCTGAAATGCTAATGCCTCGAATAGTGTAACTGTTCCGTCGCTATTATGGCTCAATTTACACACCAAGTATTCGCCACTATTTAATCTTACTACTTTTATATCAGCCATATGTTCCTCTATAGTTTTTAATAAGTATGTAAATCCACCCGATAGCCGAGAGAATATAAAGGCAATTTAGCGGAAGAAGTATTCTTTTGAGTATTACCTCATCGTTATGCTTTTGCTTCCACAAAATAAAAAGTGCCAAAAGAGCAATTAATTTAATCGTCACGAGAGCATCGACTACTCCGAGATGCTCCATGAGCTTGCGAACGAGCGGATTTCCTTCAGCGTTAATACTATTGAGAGTACTAACGCCGATGTAGGTAAGAATTCCATCTAGCACCTGTAATGATGCGTGCAGCCAAATAGGAAACATTTACCTCTCCTATTTGTGGCGAAGCACGAGAATTACGTTGCTGGATGTTAAATCGAATCTCTCAATTAAAAATTGAAGAGGAGAATCTTGGAGAGATGCGATCCAGATATCTGCATCTGCTTTATCCATTTTTACTACATAATGACCTTTCTTCTCTGAAAGCTGATAACGTATTGGGGCATCTTCCCATACCCACACGTCAGCAGCAGTGAAAGGCTTGCGTGCGTTGCTTTCACACAAAACGACTCCATCTCGCATCAAATCGCTGACATCTCGAACATCAAACAAAATACGATTTCGAAAAATATCTGGATTATAACCTAGGGCTTTACATGACCAACGAAATGTAAGAGGCTCTTCAGACGGATTTAAAATGGCCATTAAAGCTGATTTACGTCGCGTGCGACATTGCTTGCGATACGCTCCGGTTTGTCCTCCATCTTTAGAATTGATATATAAATCTCGGATCATACGCAGAAGGTGATAGATCACTAAGTTCCTTTCTGGGCAGTCATGAAGAACTTCTTCTTGAGATTCTCCGTAAACGATTTCATAAGAATTATCTAAAACAACTTTTGTTAAACCTTCACTAAACATACAACTCTCCTATATGGGCAAAACCCGTTAAAAAAATGACAAAAATGAATTTCTAGAATGCTTTAACTGCTATGCGGTGGCCGATTTTACGAGGAATTTGGGTTGGGCGTTTTCTTTCTCCTATTAGTTTTTACGTTTTCTTTTTTGCTTGGGGTAATATCACTTGCGAGAACTTCCGCTTCAGGGCTTGGCTGACTGATGCCAAGTCGAACCATTAAACTATTGAATTTGTCTTTCGCTATTATTTCACTTTCAAAATTAAATACTTCATTCGGGAGTGACCCGGCGCTGATTGTAATCTCTGAACCATCAACATATGCGTAATTAAATAAATCAAACCTTACAGCTTGCGTCTCAAAGAACAAAAACGGCACAATATTTTGCGTGGATTGCAAAAGTTCAGCTATGGCAATAAAAAGACTTGTCGCTTGTGCTGGACTTTTCTCGGTAAAAATGAAATTTTCCTCGCTATTTTCTAAGTATATTTTTACAGCTAGCTGCTGCACGTTTAGGATAACCTTCGCAATCCTCTTAACAGCAATTGTCGTGTCATTAATTCTAACCAGAGGCATGGAATTTTCTTGTTTCGCTTGAAGTCCGGTTTGGGCTGATGCCATAAAACCTCCACGATATTGTTAAATTAAAAACCTTTTTGGATTCGTCGAATGATATATTTGCGAAATTCTTTTACTTCTTCGACGCGACTCCTACAGAGTGTATATGAGCTATCCCAGGCTAAATTATCTTTTTTTGCTGCATTTAGAATTATTTCTGCGCGACGGATGAGAGCACCCAATTGACCACCGACGAAAAAAAGTTCATCCGGAGTAAGAACAATTGCTTCCTCCCAAACCCGTCGACTCTGAATTGCTCGATATAATTCGTGTGATAAACTTTGAATTTGAATGCTCATCATTAAAATTCCTTCAGACTTCGAAGAAAATTGTACGGGGTGCTGAGGAATGGCGAGCATTGCCTTTTCAATTTCAGCTGCCAAAATACGAGATTTCGGTATGACTTTTTTTGGTTTTCTAGATTTGGTTTTATTAGCGCTTGTCATCGTGAATTCCCCTGCGACTTCTTTGGACTGACTTCTGCTGACAACGCGCCAATCAGAACTCGAACCCTATTCTTTAATCTTATATTCATATTCGCCGGACTTCAAACAAAACTTAACATTCGGACGAACATAATTTAATAAATTATTCAAGCCGCGGACCAAATTTTGAGGGTTACGCTTATTAGATTAGTGATTTTACTTAAAAAAACGGGCTTTTACCGCGCAAGGATTAGTAAAATACTCAAGTTAAGAAAAATTCGTATTAGCTGTATGAGTGGGTATTAGATTACGAATTTTTCTAATGTCCAGTCGGAGGAGTGTACAAAATTGCACAACTACATTTCTAAATCTGAAAAATTTTCAAAAACAATGACTTACATAGTTCGAAAAAGATTGTTTTAAGAGCTATGCGTACGCAAGGGAAGTACAATTTTGAACGGCTGTAGATTTCGTAGGTGCTCGCGTAATTTATTGCAATTTAGCGGTGTTTAAGAAAAAGTCTTATTTTTCTGACACTCACCGTAACTGTAACTTTAATTGAACTGACGGCGTTTCGCTCGATATAAATAAACTTAGCGCACTCTGAATAGAAAAGTTGCACTCTAAATATAAACTAAGAAAAGTATTTGAATAGAAAAAGTTATGGCTAATGCAATGTACGCTAAGGGGCTTGAGGCGTTTTTGACCGGGCAAATCAACTGGGAAAATGACGCTATTAAAGCAGTCCTCATTGACTTTAATCTCTACACCCCGAATCTTAATACCCATCAATTCTTAAGCGATATTCCTTCTGGGGCGCGTGTGGCAATCTCCCCCGCCTTGACTGCAAAATCGGCATTGAATGGCGTTGCAGATGCAGCTGACATCACTTTTCCTACCGTTTCCGGTGCTCAATCGGAAGCGGTAGCTCTTTTTAAAGATACGGGGAGTGATGTAACATCTAGGCTGATTTGCCTGATTGATACTGCAACTGGTCTTCCGGTCACCCCAGGTGGAGGGGATATCTCTCTCGTATGGGATAATGGAATAAATAAAATTTTCCGCCTGTAAGAAAATCTCGTAAAAATTAAATTTAAAGATTTTTCGATTTACCTCTCTAAAAAGGTAATGCGCCGTAGTGCGCGATGCACATTATTATCAAAAAAACTGATAAACCTTTTTCAAGAGGTAAAATATGAGCAAAAAAACTTCACCTTCTAAATCGGCAAAGAAAAGCACCACAACGAAGAAAGTTGATCTGAAAGTTGTTCGCGGGACTGCCAAGTCGAGCAAAGCTGCTTTATCGACGCCAAAAAAACAAGCTGCTAAAAAAGTCGGGCTTTTAAGACGTTTTTGGGCTTTTTTGACTAAGCCTTTAGGTCGTTAATTATTGCTTTCGAGTGAGGTTGTTATGAACAATATTATTAAAAATGATCTTTTGGGACGACTTACTCAAGCAGTTTCGACGCTTGAAATGGTTATTATTTCGTCGACAGAATCAATTAAAGCGAAGGGAAATTTTTCTAATGATGCCTTCGAGCGTTTAGATTCATACATGCAGATTGTAAATAGGCAGAAAAGAGAATTACCTTTATTAGCAATTCATATGGCTAATAACGACTTACAAAAGGTAGAAGCCTCATGCAAGCGCATAGCAGCTCTATCCAAATTAGTGCGAGATGATGCAAAAGAGTTCATGAGCGTTTTAATCGAGCCAGAAGCTAAGCATATTAGAGCTATCCTCGTTAACTAGTCCCAAATAAATTCCTTTCCACGCAAGTGTCCAATTCAGCAGCTACTGGCTGGTGAATTGGACACTTGCCTCTAGATGGCACAAGAAAATTGTGCTATAATTTTTATGTTTGATTGATTGTAAAAACAGTTTTTTTTTCTGTGCCATTTTTTGTGCCACTGAAAGGCACAAAAGGTCGAAAAAACGCAATCAATGCTAACACTCGGCAGCACTTGTTGAGTTGACAAAAAAAGAACTTAACTGTTCAGGATCGCAAAATATATTTGGTCAAACCGAGTCCTTACAGAGAAAGTTTGAAAATCGCCATCTATTAGTGGCATTGGCTTAGAAGGCGTAAGCTCATTCTTAGCCATCATTTGTAAGGTGCTTAACTGACTTAATAAATTGAGCGAATAACTTTGTCAACATTGCTTTGTGCCATTTTTGTGCCAAGTTTTTTGGCTCAGCAGCCGAGAATTTACCCTAAATGCGGAGATAAATGCTATGGGACAAATCCTCGTGCGTCAATCTGTGCCACAAAAGGCGGGAGACCGTTTGACCTTTAGGTACACCGCTCGAATTCGGCTAAAAGGGACAACTCGCTGTAAGACGTTTCGTACAGAAACCCAAGCAAAAGACTGGATTGAAAAGGAAGAGGCCAAGATACGAAAGGAGTGGTCTGAGGGAAATCTCATACGAATTGTTTGTACAGTAAGGGATGCCGTGGCAAAGTATAAGGAGGAGTCTTTAGTAAATATATCAAACACTTGGGCGTGTACTCTAAGAAAGCTTAACGAGTATCTTGGGGATGTAAAATTAACAGAACTGAGACAGTCCGATATTCTTATTGCCAGAGCTAAATATAAAAAAAGTCGGGTGCCACCTCTGACCCCATCAACTGTAAACAAATTTACAACTTGTCTTAGAAATGTTCTTAAAGTTGCTCGAAAATTTGAAATGATTTCTCATGATCCTTTTCGGGATTTTGAGCGTGAAAGTGAGAGAGCACATCAACGCAATCGTTTTCTGTTAGACGATGAGAGAGAACGATTATTTGCGGAAGCTAAAAAGTCACGAAACCCACATTTGTGGGTAATTATTAACTTTGCCATTATGACAGGATTTCGAAAAAATACCATTCGCTTCATGAAGTGGAGCCAGATTGATTTTAACGAAAACATCATTCACATAAAAAATCCCACCGTCAACGAGCAAGGTAAAAAGGGAAAGCCCAGAGCAACTAATGTGCCAATTGTCCCGACTCTTAAAACTATTTTGCTTGAACACTTTAAAAAATACGGCACAACTGAATTTGTGTTTCCTTCCAGCGACAATCCACAAGTTCCAACAAATTTTAGATCAGCTTGGGAAGTTGCTAGAAAAAATGCAAAATTAAAAGACTTTAAATTTCATGACTTGAGGGGATCTGCTGGAACGTATTTGGGAATGATGAAAGTTCCTCTTCATATCATTCAGCAAATTTTAGGTCATTCAGACCCAAAAATGACAATGAAGTATGTGCAAACCGTAGATGAGACTGTAAGAACTGAAATGACTCGTGTATTTGAAAAGATTTTTGCTATTCCCAAAACATAAATTCTAATGTGCGCCCATCTCTAGTAAAAGGGCACTTAGAGGGTAATTCCCTACTGGCAATATGATGTTTTATTATAAGAGGGTATGTACCCTTGGAGGCTCTATACACCCATAAACAGCTTACCGGAGGCTCTATTCACCCCTAAACAGCTTGTAGAGCGTCATTCCTGGCTTAAGTTGGGCACTCTTCGTGAGATGCTCTTTAATCGCGACTATAACGGCTTGGCCGCCTCTGGAGCCGTTATAGTACTGACATCCCGCAAAATCCTCATAGACGAGGCTCTATTCGTTTCTTGGGTCAAATCCCATAGGGTAACTCCCCGAAAATAGCCGAGTTGGTACTATAAAACCATAAATAGCTATCAAGAACTGTGTTTAGGATAGCTATGGACACCAAAAAGTGCTCAATGTGTAAAGAAGACAAGCCGTTAGAGGCTTTTGGGCGTAACAGGAAGGGAGAAAAGGTAATTGTACGTTCAGCGTGTAAGGCTTGCACAAATGCAAAGAAAAAAGCACAGAGAGACGCTAACCCACAGAAAGTAAAGGATATTCTACGACGTTCCTATCTTAAACATCGCAAAAAGAGACTTGAGTATGCTCGTCGGAAAAGAGCCGAAGCCTTACGCAGTAACACTCAGGAACAATTAGTTAAAGTGGTTATCCCTTCCGAGTAATGTTTCTCTAACACTCCCAAACGTGTTAGAACTATCTAATGAAAAATCCCAATTTAGGAAAAATTTTAATAGAAAATGCGTGGGATAAAGGGTTTACCGGCATACTTGGACCAAGACCCAAAAAATACATTCTCCACGTTGAAGATAACAGTGTGTCATTTTCCATTCTTGAGCCAGACGATGAGCAACTCGTTCATCTATGTTGGAACTGCCTCCTACTTGATCGGGAATTTGTCGGCGCAATTGTGCAGGAAGCACCAGAACCACATTTGCAAAATTTAGTGTGCTTGACTCTTGAACAAAAGGTCAACTATTTAGTCGACAAACTAAAAATTTCAACTATTTAGTTTTTTGTGTTTGAAGTCGAACTAATTATATGATGCAGTCTTTCTGTCATTTTTGTCAGGAGGAAAATGTCTCAAACAAAAGTTTGTTATAAATGTAACAAAGAACAACCGCTTACTGAGTTCTACAAGCGAAAGCAATTGCTCGATGGTTTTTCTACATATTGCAAAAAATGCTGGAAGATTCTTATCGAAAAACGAAAATCAGAAATGTACGACCAGCAAGCCGAGTATCGCGAACAAAACAAAAACAAAAGAAAGCAATTGCGAGACAAATATTACGCAAAATATAGAGATAAAATACTAGCGCATAAACGAAAGAAATATCAGGAAAGAAAAAAGGCCGCTAAAGCGGCCAAAAACCTCAAATAAAACCTGACTTCAAAAAAACCCCGATTTACTTATTTACTTTTTGATATTGATTTGATAAAATTATGATAAGCCTCAAAGCTAACCTTTTTTAGTTGCGCTGCTGGCGCAGCTTCAATTGCTTTTTTTGTTTCTTCGACAATTTTTGATACCCACGTTCCTTCCGCTGATAGAACCCATTCTTTGTTTTCCATCACTGCTTGAACGAAAGCATCTGGTGCTGAAGGAGTCATCACCACATCTCCCGCCGTAACGAGGATAAATGGAGTTCCTACTTCTTCATAGCCTTCATTGGTAAGAGAGACCTTACCGACGGCACGTGTCGAAACACCGAATTGAACACCTCCTTTAAGAAGTCCCTTAACTACATTACCCATTGGCGTATCAAGCACCAATGCTCTTCCCATGTAATTATTCCCCTCTCTAGTAAGAGAAATAATACGATGTGAAATTCTATCGATGTTTAAATTTGGGTTGGTCGGGTGGTCAGCTTCACCCACTGCTTTTCCGGTGTTAACTTGATTTTGAATATATTCTTCTATAATTGGGGAAATCTTTTCCGCTGGATAAAAACGATTATTACGGTTTATGGTATTCATTTGAATAAACACACCTTCGAAGAATATTTTATTCTCTTCTTCTTGGCGTTTGATTTCAAAATTGGCTTCTTGTAGTAATTTCATCTTTATTTGTTAATAAACGTTTCAATTCTATTTATTGTGCGTATCAAGCGTTCAGCCCCGATAAATAGAGTTCATGTCGAAACGCAAAATGTCTATTGAAATAAGAGATGTATCTCCTGGAGCTGGGGCGGTGCGTTTAACGGGCAATAGAGCAGGAGGCGGTTCTGAAGGATTTCATACTGGTGGAGCGTGGCTATATCAAAATAAAGTGTGGAAACCCTTAGACGGCAGACCATACGGTAATGCTGATTTTCACATCGAGACTGAGGAAGAGGCATGCTTAACAGCCTTACAGGGAAAGCTTCTTTTTCCTAAAAATTGGGAAATTAAAGAAGTAAATTCTCGCAGGTTTCTTGTGCGTGATCTTGTTCCGACTTTTCCAAATGGAAGTTTACGTCTTTCTCTAAATGACATTTATGAAATAGAGAAAGGTTTAATCGAAATGAATCGTTTAAAATGGGAAGTAAATGACGATTTAGTTATCGGTAAAGATAGAAGCAATCGGCTGTTTATAGTGGATCTTTCAGCTGCTCAATATACTACTGGTTCCGGCGCTCAGGCAGCAGACGATTCTTTACATTTCAATAAATTATGCGAACAAGCCGGTTTTCGTGAAATACCAGCATTAAAAGCAGCAGCGAGGGAGCTTTCAGTGCAGGTTACGTTTAATCGAAATTTCAAAGAAACTGGTATTAATCGCCGAGATATTAAATATTTTTACAGTTCGGAAAGCAAGGTAGACATAAAAAATACTGTTGATTTGACGTATTTAATCTCATCAATACCACCAAAAGATCGACAAGTAGCCAGTAAATACTTTTGGATTGGGTCGACAAAGCCATTATCAAACCAAGACATTCGAGTGCATAAGATGCATTTACGTCACTTTCGTAGAGGAACCTAGTCATCTTCGGATGTGCTAGGAGGTGTTTTGGAGTCTGGTGTGGGTTCGTTGGTGCCTGTCTGTGGTTGTTCATTAACCGGAGCACCTGTAAGGGGATCGATGGCGAGTCCAGTTGCCGGATCAAACATACTAGCTTGCTGCATCTGCTGAGCTGCTATCTCCTCTTGAATTTCACGCTGCATCTGCATTTGCTCAGCATCGGTCATTTTAAATATGCGCTCACGAATCCATTTATCTGAAACATATTTCCCAACGAAAGGTTGTGCTTCCGCTGCTAATCCGATTCGGCTAGTATATACGCTCGCTTCAGACATTTCAGAATAGTAATTATCTGTTGAGAACTTATATTTCCAATTGCTTCGGAGATAAAACATATCTTGCTCATTTTGCACGATACCCTTTAAGCGAAGTTGCGTTAATAAAAGCACATCAAACAACTTAGAGAATTGCTTACGAAGTCTAAAAATCATCCTAGCGAATTGTCGCTCGTCTCTTGAAATCGCTCCAGCATTTCCAAAAAGAGCCATAGCATTCTGTTCTAGTCGAGAAGATGGAACGTTTAATGCTCGCAAAAGCTGTTTATTAAAATAATCAATAGTTGACGTGTCATCAAAACCAGATCCACCCGGAATCGCATCAACTTGCACCGACTCGCCTGAGCTTGGTACCGGAATAAAAATATCATCAATAATAGACATTACCTTTCGCTCATCAACGACGTCTCCGGAAATGGCATCGAATGCCGTTTTGGTGCGATATTGAGCGACGATTTGATCAAGGTAGTGACTTACCTGCTTTTCGGGCATTTGGCCTGTAGGAATACGCCACACTCTCCTCTCTGGAGCACGAGCAACTTTATAAATTAAAGTTGCATTCTCCATTGACTTTAATTGCGACATCGGGCGAATTGCTTTATGGAGAGGCGAGAGGATAACTGAACTTGTTGAATCAAATATTCCTGAATGGATAAACGCTATAGAATCCTTGGTAAGTTTTACTCCGTTGACAATTGGATTTTTTCCAACTGGTACTACTGCGGTACCATTATAATCTATTCCAAATGGCGCATAAACAAAATATTCTGAAACAATAATAGTGTACTCCACTTGCGTGATAGGATCGATGTGTTTATCTGTTTCAATAAATTTACGAATTTGTCGAGGGTCAATGTAGCGCAATTCTTTTATTCCCTCTCTGTTATCAGAATGGGGTAAAATTTGATAAAATAAACGACCATCAATATAGAAATTACGAAAAATATTGTAAGATTCGTTCTGCCAACTTAAGAGGTCTAAAATATTTTCAAATTCGGCATTGATTAACTCTTTTGCGTCGTCTGTTATTTGCTCGCACTCGGTTAAGTCCAGCTGAACCGATGCAACTTCACCATCCTCAACTATTGCCTCATTAGTAATTTCATTAATAGCCCAATCGACAAGTGGGTGAATGCTCATATCACGATATCTTGTGATAAGCTGGTGCTCTGTCAATTGTGCATCTATTTTTGATTGTGCATTACCCAGATAGCCAAATGAATTTGGAGCACCAATAACTACCGAACCATCATTGGGGTTTGGTGGTACTGGAGATGGCATTTTAGGCTCAGAGTCTTTGCGAAAAGCAAAACCAAAAAGTCGCTGTAATGATAGAAATCGATTCTGTTGCGCCATTGTTGGGACAATCCTTTAATATCTCCATTTATTTATGGCTCGTTTTTCTTTACTATAAACGACTCATATTAAATGGAACATTACTCTTTCTTATAGTTAACTATTTTCTCCGCGCTTTTTTTGCAATATATTTAAGTAGTTAAAATTAAATAAAATCGCTTAAAATTATTAAGTTGTGTTTGAAGGCTGCCGATTGTATTACTATACAAGAGAGGTAATATATGAAAAAATACCTATTCCCTTTAGAATTAAAATCTGATCTTTTGGAAATTAATCAGAAAAAAGGTCTTCCGATTCAGCTCCTCTCTACCCCAACCCAAACATTTGTAAGATTCAAAGTTATTAGAGATTTTGGTAGCTATCGAAGACAATTTACGTATAATAAAAATCCCTATGAACTGCTAAAAGATTTAAACTGTTTGCCAGATTTAACGCCGAAATATAACTGGAGCTTATTAGGCAAATTTCTGTAATTCACAAACCCAATTTTCCACGATTGCTTCTTTCACTTCAGGATTTTTTGTTTGTGGCTTCGGTGTAGTAGATTTAGAAATTATACTTCTTAAAAATTTGATTGCTTCTAAGTGAGTTTTCATTTGCTGTAAACTAAAGTGACTCAAAGCATCGCTGTATTGATTGACGCACGCACAAGGATGCATAATTCCCTCTTCGACGTGTTCACCACCTAATACGTGACCAATTTCATGAATAAGCACACGAGTCGTAAATTGTTCACTTCCTATGACTTTCGCGAATACAGTCGCAGGAACCACCCCCAAAATTCCAAGACCAGTAGCAAGTCCAATCATGCTTTCTTCTCGAAAGTCAAAACTATTTACGTTATTTGGGAATGCTTCCAATAAAATAACAGTTAAATCGGTTTTGTACGTCTCAAGGGAATAAGATATATTTAGCCATTTTTGCCATCTTTCTTGTACAGTACCCTTTGGTTGTTCTCTATTTAAAATAATGTTTTTAATCTCAAAGGACAAATCTAATTCAGATTCGAGATAATTGATAGCCTTTTTTAGTGGCTGAAGTCCTCTATTGCATTCAACGTGACCACCACAAATAACAGTGACCGTAAAAACAATTTTTTCATTGGTATTATTTAATACTGCCTTTGTTGAGAGAGCTGTATTTGACGGGGAAAAGTCAACTTGAGATGGTTTGTTTCTGGAAAATGAAGCAGTTAAAAATGGAAAAAAGAATAACAAAAGTAAGAGACTTATTGTTCCAATTAAAGATATGCTTTTTTTCGACGAGTATTTTATAGGTTTATACTGTTTTCTCATATCAAGTATTTATTGACCAAAAACAAACAAAGATAGAAATGGGGATGTTTTTTGGTGCGATAAAATGTTATGATTAAAACGTGAGAGAATCGAATGCCTAAATTAGCTCTAAAAGATTGGATAATTAACACACTTGGTATAGGAGAAGCCAAGAATGCTGCCCATTATCGGGAAAAATGGCTACGTGACAATCACCCGCACAGACTTGCCGAAATAATACAGGCAACAAATTTCCTCGATATAGATAGTAATCTTTCATTTAGAATATTTTGCATTCTAAACGACGTAGAATCAAAGCCTATATGCGACCGCTGCAATGCAAAACCAACTAAATTTTGCAATGGGAAAATTCAAAAATACTGTTCCGTAGAGTGTGCGTCTTCTTCGCCGGATAGACAAAAGAAGCGAAAAATCACTAATTTAATGAAATATGGTGTAGAGCACGCACAGCAAAATGAATCGGTAAAAAGAAAAAGAGAGCAAACGTGTTTGAGGATTTATGGAGAAACTAATCCGACTAAAAATCAGAATGTTAAAAAGCTAATATCTGAAAAATCAAAGAGTGCACATTCTAATATCGACCATTCCGAATACGCTAAGAGATTGGAGAAATATAAAAAGACAAATTTAGAGCGCTTTGGCGTTGAATTTGCTATTCAGAATGAAAAAATAAAAGAGAAGTCTAATAAAACATGCCTTGAAAAATATGGAGTTGATAATCCTAGTAAATCTGAAGAAATTAAAAACAAAATTAAAAATACGAACATGTCTAGGTATGGAGTTCCATGGGGTTTATCTAACGACGGCATACGAAAGAAGATAGTTAATACCTTAAAAGAAAAGTGTGGAGTAGAACATCCATCACAAATACCAGACGTGCGACGGAAGGCAGAACAAACTACTCTTGAGAGGCTGGGAGTGTGTTTTGCTGCTCAGTCTGATGAAATTCAAGAACGTATGCAGCAAAAAATGTTAGAAAGATATGGTGTCAAATGGGCAACTCAAACACATATTCCGCCAGATTCTATTATAAAATTAAATGATATCGAATGGTTAAAAAATGCGAATCAAACCAAATCTTTGACTGAGATATCAAAAGAACTTGGTGTTGGTGACGTAACTGTGGGGATCTATTTTAGGAAACATGGTATAGAGCCAATATATCATTATCGCTCATCAGGTAAGATTGAACTCTGCTCATTTCTAAAAGAATCTGGTGTGGTAGATTATGAATGTAATATTCGCGGAATAATAGGTAAAGATGAATTAGATATTTTTATTCCGGAAAAGAGGATTGCAATTGAATATCATGGGATATATTGGCACTCGGAAAACATATCAGCCCAAAATAGAATCAAACATTTTAAATTATGGCAAAAATGTCATAATAAAGGTATAAGACTCTTTCAAATATATGAGCATGAATGGTTAGATCCCCAAAAGAAACTTATCTGGAAGAATATTCTTTCGGCATCACTGGGAAAATTTGATTCTATATATGCCAGAAAGTGTTTTGTGATTGAATTAAATCCAAAAGAGGTCAAAACATTCTATGATTCAAACCATCTACAGGGAATGGTGGGAGCAAGCAGTCATTTTGGTCTTTTATATGAGGGGCGGATTATAGCTGCAATGTCTTTCAGAACATCTAAGGGGCAGTCTGAACTTATAAGATTCTGTTCATTGCTAGGAGTCAGAGTCGTTGGGGGCGCGTCTAAGCTTCTTATGGCTTATGTTAAAAAATATAAACCAAAAGAAATTGTTACCTTCAGTGATAATAGATATTCTTCCGGAAATCTTTATAATACTTTAGGATTCGATGCAGTCGCTAATGTGCCTCCCAGATACATTTATGTTCACGGCAATACACACGAAGAGATGCATAGGCGTTCTTTTCAAAAGCAATATTTAAACAGAATCATACCCAATTATGATTCATCTTTAACTGAATGGGAGAATGTTAAGCGGTCTCTTTGGTTACGTATTTGGGATGCTGGTAAAATCAAATGGATTTTAAAACAATAAAAAAGGGAGCCGAAGCTCCCCTTTTTATTTCTATTTGTTTTTAGATTAGAGAATGTTCTTAATCTTAAACTTACGATACCAAATATTAGTATTTGCTGTAAATGCACCAGTGCTATTACCAGCAAGATTACCGAAAGGTGACTCAACCATGCCGTATCGTGTTTTAAACGCGAGTGATGGTTGATAAGACTTAGGATCGGTAGCTTGGAACATTTGGAGTGGTGTATATGGGCAGTAGAAGAATCCAGCATCCATCGGACTAGGACCACGATACCCAACAACAGCGAAGTTTACATTAGATGGGATATATGGGTCGGCATATACTTTCCATCTTCCCATTAAGGAACCTACGAAAGTACGTCCAGACTCTTCAACACCAATGTCAACCTTAAGAGCATCAGTAGCATCAAGCAATTTAGCCATTGAAAGGGCTGCTGCTGTGTTGCTATCACAGATGACGATGTTACCAATTCCTCTGCGAGTTTCACGAGCAATCGCATTAGACTCACGTGCAAGCTGTATGATAAGACCTACATACTTTTCTGCATGGAAACGTCCATCAGCATCTTCATTAAGGTCAAACTCACCAGGAGTTGCAAGTCCAGCATCCTGACAACCAACTTTAGCGATTAAGTAGATAGTGCGGATAACTTCTCTGTTAATTTCGCTAAGAAGCTCAGTGGCTACAATCTCAGCAAGCTCTTTTTGAGCGTCGAGACCATGAACTGCCATAAGATCTTGCATTAATTCGTGGGTATATGCTGCACGAAGGGCGCGAGTCTTAGCTTCAACTGGTATACGATCGATGCTAAGAGCCATTTCGGGCATATCAGGTGAAGCACCACCAGTTCCGAGAGCCTCACCAGCGACAGTTGAAGAACCAACACCGCGAGAGAATCCAACATCGAACGGATCGATTGTTGCGGAATGTGTGCCTGTACCAGCGTAATCGGTATCTGCTTCATTAAACAAAGCTTCCGTACCGCCCTGAGTCCCATATTTGGCTTTCAGTGCAAATACATAAGATTGTGGCTGATTCATCGGCTGCACACCTGCTACATCAAATGCCATCATATAAGGTAGCGCACGACGTAGCATGGTCATCAATGGAACTGTAAACCCTTTTAAATTTGGGTTTGCGTCCGGAAAGCCACCCTGAGAGTTAGCTGGGGCGTCTTCGGTGATGAACTTTGCGTTAAAGTCGCGATATACGGCATTAGACTTAAGGTCCTGCAACTGATTCTCAAGCAGAACGGCAAGTACTTTTTCTTTATACTCACTTAGCTTAGGGAACGCCTGGTGGCGAAGAACCCCTTTCCAACTTTCAACGAGTACTCTTGAAGTCTCATTCTTTATCATTTAAAAAACTCCTATCCTTTAATGGAATGTAAACTATTTATTGCTTTCAATACCCGCTGGGATTAAATTTGCAATTAAATCTGCTTCAGTTTTCACTGAAGGGACTTCTTTGCGAATACCTCCCCTTAAGGCCAAGGTTTCATTTGTTTCTTGAATACTTTCAACTTTATTAACTGCTTTAGGCATGAAAGATTTTTTCATTGCAGTCACATTTTCTTTGAAAGTGTCTAAATCCTCAGCCTTGATTTTAGCAACCACGGCTCGGAAATTTTCTATCTCAGTGAGCGGAAGCCCTTTTGATGCTTCTTCGATAATTAAAGCTCTGTCTCGAAGAGAGACTTCCTTTAGTAAATCTGCATTTTCAGAAACGAGCTTATTGGACTCACTTGTCAAAGTGGCGATTTTATCTTCATACATATCAATTAGCTGTGACGATATGTCCACAGTTTCGATATCAAACGTCTCAACAAGTGTTTTCACACTTTCAAAAATTTTCTTTGCAACCTTTACTTGTGCGGTTGTAAACAACTTAGGCTCATTTTGCTTCCGCCAAGTTTCAACAACATATTCTAAGTAATGGCTAATTTGCTCATTTAACTTCTCTTCGCGAGTTAGAATGATCTGCTCATATTTCTTACTGAGAACCTGTTCTGCTAAACGAACTGCCTTGCTAATTCTAGCTTCAGCGACTTCTTTAACTGATTCGTCGAAAAGTCTCTTGAGAACAACGATTTGTTCAGGCGGTAGCGTTTCCGATCCCGGAAGAGGTTCATTTTGCTTCCCTTCTTCCTGTTCTTCTCCCTCGTTGGCGCGAGTTACCACGTCCTTAACTTCTTCGTCCGACAGGCCAACGTTGTGCGTGGCTGCAAAATCGTTATTTTCAGATTCACCATCCTCAGATTTGTCGTCTTCGTTTTCCTCATCATCTGAATCTTCAAGTTCTTCGCCCTCTTCCATCATGCGAATAATCTCAGCAACTTCGGGGTCTATGTCGTTTTCAAGATCATCACTAGAAACTAGAGCGTCGGCTGAGAGATTGCCCTTCCCCTCGCCAGCTTTAGGCTGATCTGGTATTGGAGATGGATCGGGAAGCGGTGTTCCGGATGCTGCCAATAGATCGGCTTCTGGAAGAAGAAAATCGCCCATTGGTTCTTCGAGTTCTTCTACTTCATCATCAAGCAAACCATCTAGCTCTTTACCAGAGACTACTCGATTTGCCTCTGCTCCTGGCTGTTTGGCTGGTTCGCTACTCGCTACAGCTAGTGCCGGATTAGCATCACTTTCTCGAAGCAAATCTAATAATTCGCTTACTTTCTTGCTCATTTTTAAAACTCCTATAGTTCTTTCACTCTAACAAAAAAATCTTGCTCGAAGGTTTGTCCGTCCTCGGTTTCAGCAAGGCATTTTATGTGATAATCGTGTTCCACATCGCCACCAACGATAGTGATTCTCGCTTGCGTTGAATACGGCGCTTCAATTTGAATACTGGCCTGCTGAAGAATGTCATCCCCATCTTCTTTTTCACTCGGATGGGCAATATTCCATTTTTCGGCAGAAAAACTAGCCGTTACAATCCTACCAAAATAGGGGAGCACTTTATCGGAAAAGTCACAAGCAATTCTGACCTCTTCCGACGGCTGCTTTATGAGTGAGCGTTGAAACTCCGGCACAATCCAGTTCTTCATCATTTCTATTTATTGTGCTCGATGTGGAGATGAAAAATGTTTGCTACTTATGCCATTTCATATCACCACTAAAGTGTCATTTCACACCATTTCCGTTTCTTGCTTACGCCCGAAAACTATTGTTTTACAGTGGCCTCTAACTGGCTCTAAACCTGTAATTTCTGTAACAAATATTCCAGGTTCGAACGCTCTGCTCTTTATCACTTCAACATTTTCCTCATTATCAATATTACATCTAAGAATAATTGAAGAATTTACCTCTACTGTAAAATTTTCAAATGATTCATCAAGAATAGAAGTTATTATCCCATAAAGAGGGTACACTTTACCTACTTCTACCTGTCCCTCTTGGATGTTCAATCCATACTTATTAAAGAAATCTTCTGACATTGTTTGACCTTTACAAGAAAGTAGCCCCGATATCTGCATTATTCCTCATCTTGATATCTGGCGAGCATTACCCTGCGAGGGGCGTGAAGAACTATAAATAGCTTTTGTTCTTTAGTTACGAAAAACTTGTATATATGAAAAAATTCACGAAATTCATCGCAGAACAGAGGGTCACTACATTCGATTATTCTAAAGAGCCTAATTCGACCATAGGCGCTGTGAATGTAGATAAGCTCGTCAAAGTGGCTTCAGTGCTGCTTGATGGTCCAATTACTTCAAAAAAGTTTAGATTGGCAGTCGTTTACGTCAATCCCCGTCGCGATGATGGAAGAACGCTTGACGTATTTCCATCATATGGAAGTCCAGCTTGCTCTTCTGTAGAGGAACTCAGAGCATTGCAGCCTGATGTTACTGACATTCATGGAGTAATTCCAGAAGCTATTAATACATTTGAGCAATCTCCCTTATACAAGAATTTGACGTCATCCGAAGGTAAATAGCCGCTATACAGGTTTAGAATCCAGCAATCCTTATTTTTTTAGCGTCTAAATATCTTCAAGCAACATGAAAACATTTCTTCAATGGCTAACAGAAGATGGAAGTGTAAGTGGAGCTTCGGGTGAAGTTACTTCTGGAGAAGGCTTACCTGCCAATAACATAGGAAGTGGAAATATAGATTTGTATTCACTTCCTTTAGGAATGGTAAGAAGAAAAGGCGGAAAATATGGCAACAAGAGGTCCGACAGAATTAGAACTAAGCGTACTCGCAGGATACAAACCACCAATTAAATCTATTCAATCCTTGCGAAAGGATATTTTATCAATCAATCAACTTACAAATGCCCTCAAGAGCTACAGAACAAAACAAGACGAGCAATATTTAAAACGTTCGGTCAATCTCATTATTATTCTCTCTAATGTTTTTGAAGCATCCACTCTTGAATATGCATTATACGCAATAATGCCAAAGGATCTTTGGCCTGAAGTAGCTACGTTATTATTTGTATTTAAACTTTCTACGAGCCGGAAACACGTAGATGAAGATTTAATTCGTCTTATAAAAGATTTACGAGTAGAGCGTAGTACGCAACATTAAGACCAGAGATATTCTCGCAAGCTAATTAGCTTTAATAAATTATTCTTATCTTCTTCGAGATATCCATTCTCAATATCACACATCTTTTCTTTCAAACTATCCCACATTCGTTTTTCATAATCGCTCAAGATAACTTGTCCGAAATAGAAATCATCGTTATTATATATTTGCACCAATCGTCGCTCGAACTCTGCACAACCAGAAGCCTCATATGGTTCTTCTCTAAACGGTCTTTTACATTTCCACCATATATACAATTCTTTAATCTCACCCCAACATTTATTATCATCCTCGCTGTTATGCGAAATAAACTCATCTATATTTAAGTTAATCCGCCAATTAAGATAATCTATGCCCTTTCCGATTGAGCGTACGGGTGGTAGAATCATGTTAAAAGGCCATAGCTCCTTAAAGGCTTTTAAACATTTTGTTTTCCTACTTTCAGATTGAACTTCATCATCTAATTCCCAATTCATTGAAGCGCATTCGATTTCCACAAAATCAACAAGTAATGAAAAGCATGCGTGAAGCATTCTTTCATCGATATCTCGATATCCTGGTACTAAATCAGTTTTAACAGTATGATATTTTTCATATGTGCGATATGCGATTTGTCTTTCCAAATGTTTTAGGTGCTCAAGCGCATCGCGAATAAGTGTTTTTATTTTATTTCTTATTTTATTCATATTATTATAGTCCAACATCTGCAACCTCGCATGAGTTACCAACACACGCAAGTTCTTGGGATGATGTCGTCGTATCTACTATTTCATAATCAGACAATTTAGACCAATCGACATTCTTTGGCATCTTTTCTAATAGAGCCTCGTACTGCTCTTTAGAGCATTCTTGAAACGGTGCTTGTTTGTAAACAAAGTCGCTATAAGGTAAAAATGAAATACCGCAGATTTGATTAAAATGTTTGTAAACCCACGCAGAAACTTCTATCCATTCATTCTCCCTAACAGAGACGGTCACTGAGGGGTTATGTTCGCACCAATTTTCATAATAAGCTTGCCAAATATTTAAGTGTTCTAGCGCGTTGATTTTCTCCTTTGTAATGCAATTATCTGGTGCTTTTATTGGAAATGAAAACACCGTAACGTTTTCGGGTTTCATCACGCAAGATTCGTATGGAAAACCTATATCCTTCATCATCTGACAAAGAGGATCTTTATTATCTGCTCTTATTGTGCGAATATAGTATTCGGAGTGTCGAGGGTGAATTCCAGATGCACTATCGACCAATGCTGAAACTGTACCACTTGGTTTTACGCAAGTTACTGCAACAGATGGATTTATTCCGAACTTCCCCGCGAGTGAGCGATTTATCTCGATTGCAAAATCTCTCATTTCTCGCAAGAACTCTTTAAGTTCTTCGGTAACAGTGGCAGTAAACGAATTATCCATTATGCCAGTAAGTGATACGCCAAGAAGTCTTTCTTCTTCGCAATTCATTTTCCACTTCTTTGAGATGTATTTGAAATCAGTCATCGTTGACTGGATTGTACCTAAGATGGTTGCCACTTTAATCTTACGCTTTAGAGTATCTTTGGTATCTTCTGCTCTTATTACCACTTCAGATAGGTTGCAAAATTCATTTGATCTCAACAAGATTTCACCACACGGATTCGTTCCGAAGTTATGATTAGGTTCCCTTCGCCCGAACTTCTCTGCTTGCTTTTGTGCTGATACTCTATTAAAAATACCTCTTTCGCCAGATTTACTATCATATAAAGACTTCCACTCGTCCATAAAAATGCCCACATCTGGCATTTCAGTATAGGCAGCGGAATTGTTAGCTAATGCTCTTTGTCCATTATCATTCCACCATTGCCCATTTTTAGCATGGCGCATACGATCATCGGAAAGGTTGGATAAAGATATAAGAGCCGAGCGTCTAACGCCACCAACAACAACGACTTCAGCAATTTTGCATACAATATCGTGACATTCAACCGACTGTAATCTTCGACCTTTAGCTTGCTTAAAAATGCGAACGATAAAGTTAAATAACTGAACGAGTGGTTCTGGTCCCGATGCTCTACCGCCGAATGTTTTTAAAGGTGAACCTGCGGGTCTTACTTTTGAAATGTCCCACCTTGGAATTTGACCAGTGTAAAGCATGGCGATTAATTCTTTTAAAGCTTTCGCCCATCCGATTTTGCTATCAGCAACGATTATTGTTGTATCTGTTTCATAAAGTTCTTCCGGAATTTCTGGTAGTTTAGATACAAATTGCCGCTCTACGCTGAATCCAACTCCAGTACCATTCATTAGGACGTATAAGATTTCATCAAATGCTCTCGGAGAATCTATCGAAATATAAGAGCAATTATATCCAGCAACGTGACATCGCTCTAATGCCGGTCCTGCGGTCATAAGGGCTCGCATGGAAGGCATAACTTCTAAATTTAAAACAGCATCTTCCAGTTCCTTCCATTCATTATCAGAAAAAGAGAAATTATATTGCTGCTTTAAATGTTTTTGAAAGAAGCTAAAATATCTTTTTACGGTTTCATCCCAAGTTTCTCGTCGATTCTTTTCAGGAAGCCACCTAGAATATCTACTTAAGTGAATGTAAGTTTGATAATCAGTTGGGAGATTTTTAGACATATTTTCCATATTGCGTGAACTCGTTGGTGAAAAAAAAAAGCAAACACACTTTTTATGTGTCTGCTTTTGATAATGTTGTTATTTAGCGTTATGTTAGGTTAGGATGCCACTGATGTTCCGCCCACATTCATATCGGCTTCAGCATCAATATTACCATCACCAGAATTACCCGAATTGGCTTTTAGCTCAGATTCGGTACCAATAAGCTTTGCTACCGCTCTTCCATATTTAGTAATAACAATGTCACACTCTTTCGATTCATCCAAATATGTTTCTAAATTGCGCCTAAGCTCAGTCAACGTTACAGTTTTCATAAAACCCTCGTAAAACAAAAGTAAAATATTTCAATATTGTAAGAATGTCATATTAGCCAATCTCTAGCGCATTACCTTTTTACCAGATTTCCGGTACGCAAATTTCGTATTAAAGAGTAGATTTGTTGGTTGTAAGTCCCACACTTCCTTGATAATGTGATTTTCTTCGCTCGTCGCCGTATGGAATCTCCGCTGGCTCATTCAGGCTATGAAATATAAACTGCCCTACCCTTCTTCCAAAATGAAGTACGTATGGAAGATCACCCATGTTAATAAGGCAAAATGTTATATTTCCATGATAACCAGGGTCGATGAAAAGTCCCATCGGAGAGATAATCATCTGTCGAGCGAGAGAGCTTTTTAACCGAACCGTAACGGCTACATCTACCGGAGTTTTTATATATTCCTCAGTAACAACCACAGCTCTATCTTTGGGTAAAAGACTAATTGGCTTCTCGGATAAATCCAAATTAATATCATTTAATTTGATTTGCTTGCCAAGGGAAATATCATAACTAGCGGGGTTCACCGCTTCTGGATTATATGGAGTGATTCCTCCTGCTTGTGCAAATTCTTTTATCCATCTATCATTTTTAATCATACTTCCCTCAATTTATATCTAAAATTCAAAATCATCATAAGTTTTCGGTATATTTTCTCCTCGCATTCTTTGCCCAAATGCTGATTTATCAAATGACGACGAATCGTCATCTAAATCGCTACTGCCTTCCGCTTGTCCGTTGTCTTTCTGCACCACATCATAAACTCGCATCTTCTGCTTATCGATGCCAACAATGAATTTATTATAGAAGTTAATATCTCCATAGCGACTTTTTAATTGCTTAACGCGAACGTGTTGAGCTTTTTGTAAGTTTTCGTCGGCGCTTAATCCCAAAAATATATCTGCGGTGAAGGGTAAACCCATCGACTCTGATGTATTTTCCAATCCTATATCATCGCCCTTGTATCCTTCTCTATTAACTTGCGTTCCAGTCCAGACGCAGGCATTATACTCGACGGCGAGTCCTCTACACTCTTCGGCTACTGCCTTAACAACCTCGTAGCTCTTACCCTGCTTCACACGCGCTGAATTCATCAAGTTTAAGTAGTCTATACAGATGATGTCGGGTCGAAAGTTATCTTTAAGAGACAATTCTTCGATAATTTTCCTAAAATGATTGACCGAGACGCTCGCCGGTGGGAACTCGTGTATCTTAAGAGTTCCCTTGATCTTGTTCTTCATAAAATTCATTTTGGCAAAGTACATGTTCTCATCTAAATTGACAAAATTCTGTATTGGAATGTCTAATAGATTTGCGTCGATACGCTGGCGGATTTTATGTTCGGAGAGTTCTAATGTTAGATACAGTACGTTATAACCAATCTGAAGATACTTAGACGCAAAGTGACACATTACTAAGCTTTTTCCAACGCCTGTCCCAGCCAACAGCACATTAAGCGTCTTTCGCTCTACGCCACCCGAAGTAATCTTATTGAACATCTCAAGATCAAATGGCAATTTATCTACTTTTTCTTTGTACCAGCTGAATTGTTTATCTGAATCTCTGAAATAGTCGTGGGTCTTGGTCGGCTCAAACGATATAGCTAAAGAGTCCTGAACCAGCTTTGGAATGTCGTACATTGACACGCCATCTTTGCCCTCAAGAACATCTAGCGCCTTCGATATACTTATCTCAAAGTCTGCCGTTCGGCAGAAATCTTCCGTCTTTTTAATTAACCACTCAGAATCGATGTCAATCTCTCTCAGAGATTGCATGTATTCATTTAACTCATTAATATTCTCCTGAGATGGAAGATTTTTAGAAACGCTTATAACTAGAGCTGCCTCAGAGGGAAGTTTTTTATATTCGACAAAAAAACGGAGAGCCTCAGTTATAAGTTCTTTTTCAAGAAGGTTTTTAAAATATTCCGGCTTTAAATATGGCGATACTTTAACAACAAAGGGTTCGTCCGACACGAAACCCTTAATAATTGCTTTTTGAATGGTCGGACCTTGCATTTTTCAACACTCACGGATAATAATTTAAATAAAGGCTATCATTCGATAATTTGTATCTTTAATTCCTCCGATGATTTTCAAATACTATAAAGTTAATTACTCTTCGCTTGAGTCATCCCCGACTAGTTCCGTTAAGGTTTCGGTCGAGTCAGAAAAACAAAAGCGTTGTTTTGCATATTCTTCAATTTTACTGAGAACTTCTTTACTATAATACTTCTCTGGGTGTGCTAGTAATTCCTTTTCAAATATTTTTGTCCCATCTGGCATGGCAATTCTAGTTGCCTCTTTCTTAAACACGCCGGACTCAAGAGCGATATCCTGAAGACCAAAATAGCGATCTAATCCTTTCGTATATGACAAATATGCTCTAAACTCGCTATATTGCTTAACGTTCCATCCTTTGGCGACTTTAATGTGGAGAATGTTCCCTTGTACGACTTTCTCTGAGTCTGCGTCTTTCCGCTTCGCTAGAAGCAAAATAATATCAGCAGCATACTTAAATCCTCCACCACCCGCGACTTCGGTAGTTGGAAACATACCAGTCGATTGATATGTGTGATTTGTACAAAACATTGGCACTTTTGCTTTAGATAGTGGTTGGCGGAGAACACGAAATGCCGAACGCCACGCTTTGGCTCTCATTCCCATATCACCGGCATCTTTGTCTGCTGCTGCGTCGGCTGTTTCTTTTACTGATGGCAGTTGGGTCAGGGAGTCGGCTACCATTAATAACGGGAACCTGTCCTTTTCGCCACGCTCTCGGTAATTTACTAAAATTTGATGATTTGCGTTACGAAATTGTTCAATTGATTCGGGATAAAGCATCAACACTCTTGATACATCTACACCGCGCTTTTCCATCATCTCTTTGTCGATACGCCCTTCTGTATCATTGTAGATTACTCTTCCATTTGGATTTTCAGCTAAGAAATTTCGCACAACCTGTATGATAAGATAACTTTTCCCCACAGCCTCCAGTGCCGCAAAACCGACAACTTTGTTAGTCGGAGCACCGCCAAATAGGGAACCAGATAGAGCCAGGTTTAACGTGTAACTTCCTGTATCAATAAAGGTAGTGTTATCGGCAATTGTACCATCTTCCGCTACCCTCGCGATGTCATGCCCTACAAGTTTTGCGATATCATTAAAAAAATCGGCCATATTTCCTCTTTAGTCATCAAAGATATTCATTATCGAAGCAGCAGAACCAATTTCTCTCCACTTTACGGCTCGAAGTAGAATATTTAAGGGTTTCACAAACACTTTTTCAAACTGAGCCTCGTAATCTATCCATTGCTTTAAGTCTAGCTCCTTGGGTACTTTATCGAACATTCCCATGACGTGACTTTTAAAAGGATTTTGCTCTTTTAAATAAAAAAAGCGCATACGTTGACCGGATTTAATTTTGTCGTATTTTTTTGTAAGATTGTTTTCTTCCAAAAATCTATTATATGTAAAAGCGGCAGCAACTTGTACTGGAGTGCTTTTTTTCAGCCCCTTACGTTCGCCAACTTCGATTGTTTCTTCAAAAGTGATGAAAGCTTTACTCGATAATTGAGCAACGTAATTTTCTATATCTGATACATTTATCGGGTAACTTATCATCTCCAAGGAGAGGGTTTCGAACTCTTTGCGGTATGAATCTACAAGAACCTGCAAATCATTTACATTTCCTTTCAAAATAACGTCTGCTGCGGAATTCAGCCACTGCTTACAATACTTTGAAGTGGTACTCTTTATCATCTCTAAGCCAGTAGCCTTACGCTTTGGTTTGGGATAACGAGTTCCTTCCTTGTCCCATATCTCCATCAGGTATCGCTTTTTCGAAACGAATATGGTGTCTTCTGCAATAACATCTCGTACCATTTCCAACTGACGAGTGAACGTGTTATACCTATCCCGATGTACTTCTAACGCCTCTCCAATATACCCATACAGCTCTGCACAAAATTGTTTATCAATACAATCTACAATTTGTGCAGATACCATATCGCTTGGTAACTGATCGACAAAAGGTTTAGCAGAAATGTACAGAGAATCGGTGTCGCCGTAAATTATCGGATCGTAATCAATTTTATACTTTTCCTGTACGCTTTTGGTTATTTTATCTTTCACTGTTAGTAATACGGCTCTACCAGAAAGTGTGACGCTACGAGCCAGTTCCGGATTATAAAACCGGAAATATTTGCTACCTAATGAACCATAAGCGGCGTTAAGCTGAATCTTTTTTGCGCTTTGAAAGTTATTAAATTTTATCGCATCACTTTCATATTTACGCCTTTCATCAACATTTTGAGATGATACGGCTTTTTTTTGCGCCTCTTTCATTTTATTTTTGTAGATCATTCTCTCATCGAAAAGGCGCTTCATAATGTCGCCCAAAAATCCAGATTTATCTCTATCAAAAAGCCACCCCGCACCTGAACAGGTCATGTTTACCTTCTTTAAAACCGAGAGATCTTCTGTGCGAGAAATCATCCCCTCTTCGTCGTAGGTGATTTCTCTACCGTTCAACACTGTGTTGATATTTAAACCGAATGTATCAGGAGAGATGTTGTGCTCGCGAATTAAGGATGGATATAGTGATGCAAAGTCGAAATTGACCACCCATTTATGCTTTCCAGTCTGTGCTGGTAGAACAAAAGCCCCCTCATATTGTTCATTTTTATCATGTTCTTTAATAGGTGGAATAACAACCTTTCGCTTTTTCAATTCATTAAAGGAGATGGCATCCCACATCCGAACTTGCTGCTGCACATCTGAAAAATTACACAGTGAGTCGTATGCCGTCGTTATTACAACATCTGCAAGTTTTAATTTGGCGTCGAGCTTTTCGACAAGAGCAACGTCCTGTACGTTATATTCAATAAATTTGTCATAATCTTTTGTGTACAGATCGTGAAGAGTTCCGTCATACTCAACTTTCGTCTCACCCAATTCCAAATCAGCTACAAATTTGAGCGAATCACTTTCTGCTTTCGGCATATATCGCCGATATAAGTCTATGTAATCTAAAGAAATGATGCCTACGATGTCGTATGTGTTAATTCTTTTACCCCTAAAATTGACAGCGGTGTCTCTAATTTTTCCCCAAGGGGAGAGTTTTTCTGCGACTGAGCGAGAGTATTTTGGCCTATCCGGATCGTGGAAAACTTTTATAATTCTATTAATAATATATGGAATATCATACTGATCTGTATTCCAACCAAATAAGATATCGAAATCAATTCTTTGCCAATACTCAATGAAATTTAAAAGCATTTCCTTTTCGTCTGGAGCCCGAAAGTACCTAACATCCACTCTGCTAGATTTAAAAGGCTTGACACCAAAGACGTAGAATTTATCTCTATATTTCAAAGTAATTGAAATTATTGGTGCAAATGCATTTGATGGGTCAGCAAATCCCTTAGAGCTATCAGTTTCTATGTCTATTGTAGCCTTCCTGATAAGATTCATATCAAAATCAATGCCATCTTCGAACTTGTCTGATATGTATGCAAAACTCCAACGAGTATTCCCATAAACATAATCATGTTCAATCGTATCGTTAGAACTGGCAAAGTCCTGTGCTTCCGATATTGAAGAGAATTTTATACGCTGTACATCTTGACCAAAAACAGTTTTATATGGAGTCGGTTTATTTGTAGGGACGAATAGAGATGGAGAATAATCTTTAATTAACTCTTTAACTCTCTGATTATTCGAATAGCCACGATAGTAGATCCCTCTTCTATCTGCATAGACATGAGTATAAAATTCGCTCATAGGACCCTTCATTATGTGAATGATCCTAATCTAATCTATATACTCAAATAAATAACATTACCTTTTCCACTTACTGCGTCGTGCAGAATTAGAAACAGTAGATTTTAAGGGCTCACTTAATGTGGTAGTTGGTGTTGATGCTTCAGTGGGAGTCTCGACCAACGCTTGAGTCGATGGCTGCAAAGTTTCTATCCCCTCAAGAAAGAGCTTTCTTTCTCTCTCTCTTCGAATTGTAAGTCCACGCAATACTACACCATTAGCCTTGTTCCACCTCGGAAACTCATCAGCAGCACCGCCATAATTTTTAGCATTCATCTTTTTAAGAAGTGTAGAATTAATCAAATTCCCCTCTCCTAAGTTGTAAACCCACGAAACAAGGGCATCAAACATTTCTTGTGAAAGCGGAACCTTTACATGTCTCTCAATCGCAACGGATTTCCTGCGACAGTCGTTGCTGAGATATTCTTCAGCTTGCTCTGTCGTACATACATCTCCCATTTTAACCCTTGAGCCGTTGGGATATACTGTCGTACCCCAACCAATTGTGGGAACTCCAGCTGGACAGATATATGCTCGAAGGTATAGCCCCTCGGCATCTTTTATGATTTGTTTTCCCTTAGTTGATACTTCCATCGGTTGGAATAATCCTCTTTAATTTTTTAAACCTATATTTAGGGTGTAGAATATACTCTTCACGGTTAGCGTAAGGGACTATAAACACACTGTTTAGTGCTTTTTTCGTAAAAGGCAGGTTCACAGTATCCACCTGAATTAGCTTATTTTCTACTAATAACGCTATAATTCGATTACGTCTTTCGTAATCCAGCTGATCCATATTCCTTTCACGTCCGTCTATCCAAAATAACTCTTTGAAATGACAAATATAAAAATCATTTCCTTCTCTTAGAATATGGCAAGTTTGAAATACGTTATTTGTGTTCCGAGGATTTACTCCTACCCTCTTGAGAAGATTTTTAATCTTCGTGAAACTGTCGGGGGCAGTTAGTTCCACCTTTATCAGCTCTTTAATTCGTTCCTTATCCCTTTCCGCCATACGCCACCCGTAATAATTTAAGTTCTTCAAATGAGTATAGTGTAAGATATTCTCGCGCCGTTTCTATTGAACATTGATAATATTTAGAGATTAAGGTTATGTCTGAAGTGTCTTCTGCTTCTTTTTTTGAAGATACCCATCGCTCAAATGGTCGCTTTTGCTTTGCTGTCTGATTAAACAAGAAAGCATAGTGCTGTTCCGGCTCAACATTATATTCATTAAGCATCTGGCATAGATAGATGCAGTCTCGGTGGTGAGCTACCGCACGATTGACCACATATGGGACATATCCCTCCGTTAATTTCATAGGCTTATTGGAATTTAATATCGACTTTGCGTATTCAAATGGCGTGAGTTGGCTTTTGGTACTCTTATTTTCTCCCATGCAACCTCACATCTATATGAATTCGCAATTACCCATAACTTCAGTTAAAGCTGACAATAGACAAATACCTTTATCTACGACTCTCATGGCTTTATCTTGATGATCATTCAAAATAATAACTAGGGCAGGTTTACTTTTGTTATCGATTTTATCCTCCAGCGCTCTGTAAAGCTTGCTGTAAATTTCCGGTTTTATATTTGTCTGAGAAAACACCCAATTACGTACTGATGTCCAGCTTTTTAATTTAAGTAACTCTGCAAGTTCATCAAAGTTTTTATCTCGATATACAGCCAAAATACCTTCGTTTATTTGTTCATATGCTTTAGCATATCCCTGCAATACATTAAGGATGTGTCTTATGTCCGGGAAGAATTCCTTAACTATCGCTGCTAATATTTCTTTATCATATTTGATATCTTCTGCTTTAAGGATACTTTCTAGTCGTACAAATGTCGCTTTCATCAATTCCTTTTTTTCTTCTTGTAATAAGGGATTGAAATCGATTTTCGTACAACGTGAATGAATCGCCTCGATGATTTTATTCGGATAATTGCAAGTTAATATGAATCCACAAAGATGTGAATATTCCTCCATAAAAGTACGTAAAGCTGGCTGAACATGAAGGGACAAGTTGTCGGCTTCGTCAAATATTATTACCTTTCTCTTTGACGAAAGAAGAGATTGAGTGGAAGCAAACTTCTGAATGTTGTTTCTTAAAGCATCTATTCCGGTTTCGTTGCCGCCGATTGATGCGTTCAACATTAGAAAATCTAAATCAAGCTCAGCACAAATAGACTTTGCCAGTGTCGTTTTGCCGAGACCCGAACTTCCAATTAACATAAGGTTCGGTATCTCGCCTGTTTCCAGAATTGTACCAACAAGTTTTTTTACATAAGCAGGTAAAATGCAGTCTTTAGCACATTTTGGCCTATATTTCTCTGCCCATATAACATGCTCTAGAGTTGTCATCGAATCGCCCTTTATTAACGTGTGCAACTGACATGATAATTCACCGGAAACTCAATACCGGAAAATCTAATCATGTTTTTTTCCGGAAAAAATGCCAACTTGTAACCAATATCGAGCATACTTAAGGCGCTAATGCTAAATCTGACGTCGCCCTTTTCAATTGGCACGTTTAGTTCGATTGTGTAGGTATGATTGTGTGATGCCTTCTTATCGTGCAAAACTAACTTACCCGAATCACCAGCTTCGACATTTACGTCATTAATGCCTAAATATCCGGCCATCTTGAACATGTTTTTGATTTCAGAGACTGGAAGATCAACCTCAAAGGATGGTGAATTAAGATTGATCTTCTTTTGATACACATCATCCACAATCTGTAAATTAGCATATCGAAACACAACAGAATTGTGACCGTTAGAAATGAATAAATGGTCATCCCTAAAGTCAATGTCAGCATCTCTCACAACAGTAAGCACTTGTAAAAGTTCCCTGACGCTGAATACGGCAAACTTATTTGGAATTACATCTTCTATTTGTGCAGTCATATATACTGACTTGTCACTCGAAAGACTTTTAATTTCATTTCCGGGATAAAAGAGTATCGAATCGTTAAGATTCTTAAAGTTGTTCAATACAGAAAGGGTGCTCTCAGAAAGCTTCATAATTCACCTGTAATAAAATAGTTCTTGAGACTACAGGTGTAGTTTTTCACAACTTATATGCTATGGTGCATTACCTTCTATGATGAGGCTGTAGTGAAGTTATTTTTTTTCTGAAAATGAAGCATGCGATCAAAACTATCACTTAAGCCTTCCTTATGAGAAATCACAACAATATTGAAGGACTGAAATTCATCGCCCTTCATGAGACCTAAAATAGTTTCAGTTGTGGTCTGATCTAAATATGAATCTAACACTTCATCTAATACTAAGAGATTAGTGTTGACTGCGGATTGAGCTTGTGCAAGATGCCTCCACGCCATCAGTATTGCCAAATCAAGCCTTTGTCGCTCTCCTTCTGAGTAATTTGCATAAGAAAGTATGTCTCGATGTCTGGATTTGATGGTGTCGTTAAAGTCCCCGTCAAGTTCAAACGAGACAAACATTCCCATCTTTTCCAAATATTGATTGATGTAGCGATTAAGGGTTGGGACGTATCTTTTTAATATCTCCGACTTAACACCATCATCTTTGATGATTGTCTGCGCTTCTCTGAGTAGCTTTAACTTCTTAGCTGAAACATTAATGGCGTTAATTACCCTCTCGATCTCTACTTGAAGTCTCTGTATTTCCTGTGTGTTATCAAGGATTGGGTTATTCTTTTTTTCCTCAATTGAAATCTTTATGAATTTAGCTTCAGTAATAATTTGCGTTATTAGAGCTTTATTTTCATCAACTGCTTTTTTTTGCACTGCGATTGTTTTTTCAAATTCGTCCTTTTTTTGCTGAATTAGAATGTTTGTTCTTTTTATTGCTTCGTCATGTGCCCTTCTGCGCTCCTCGAACTTACGAAGCTTATCTTCAAATGAGCGACGACGGCTTTCGAATGCTAACAAGCGGGCTTCATATTCACTTTTTCGCTTAGTAAATCTCTCTTTAGCTTCGTTAAAAGCCTTTTTTTTCTTTTGAATGGATTCAGCCTTTACTTTTATTTCATCTATCCGTTTGTTGCTAACGGTGATGGAGCGTTCTAAGTCGTTCTTCTCGGAGCGTAGGTCTGAAATGGCTTTATTCTTGAACGAATCATCTATGGACTGAGAGCATGTCGGACACTCGCTATGTTCTTTATAAAACTTTAAGTGCGTTTCAATATGATGTAGCTTTTCAGTCGCTGCCTTAATCTCAGCGATGCAAGTTGCTTTTTCACTTACTAGCTCGCTCACATCAAACTGAGTCGAATCAATCTCCTCGAATACTTCATCGAATGTTTCCGTAAATTCCTCTGTAAACGATTCATCGAATACCTCGGTGAATTCGGGAACGTCGACATTGGGATTAAACGATTCAGTTAAAATCTCAATTTGCTGTTCTTGTTTGAGAATTGACAAATCTATATCCTTTTTCCGATTTCGCAAGTCTATAAGCTTGTCTGTTAATGTTTGTATTTCCTCTTGCCTCTTCGCGTCAAGGCTTTTTTGCTGTTGTATCAAATATTCCTGCTGACGGACTAGCGTGTCGCGAGCATCAACGGAACCCTTGTACTGTAGAGTTTCGTCCGATATTTTGGTTTTGATAAGACCATTCATGGTTGAGAACACATCGATACCTAAGATGTTTTCTACCATTTTTTTCCGTTCACTTGGCTTTAAACGCATGAATGGGGTATAATTAGCCGCGCCCAACATAACCACATGCGTGAATATCTTCCAGTTCATTTTTAATATCTGGTCTTCTAGATATTTCTGCTGATCTTTTATGTGAGCTTCCTGATTTAACGCTTCCCCATTTAATATTATTTCAAAGATATTAGGTTTAAGGCCGCGAATAATTTTGTACTTTTCATCACCGACCGAGAAGCTAATTTCAACCAACAAGCCTTTGCCATTAATGGTATTGATTAAATCAGTCTTATTGATATCGCGAAATGCTCGACCAAATAGAACAAAAGATAGGGCGTCTAAAAAAAGGCTTTTACCAGAGCCGGATGGACCATAAAGTGCTGTTAATCGATGTGAGCAGAGGTCTAGAGTTAGGGGAGCCTGTCCTACGGAAAGAATGTTCTTATATGATATTGATTGAAATCTAATCATTCACTTATACCATGTAAGTTTACAGCTTCCTGATATAATTCTCGCAATACTGACTTTAAATCAGATTTTGAACTCTCGAAGTTAAGTGAGTCTACGTATATATCCATCAGCGAGAATATGTCTAAGTTATCATCGATTTTACCATCCAGCGTCGACACAGACTGTTGTTCGCTTACGTTAATCTCCGCTGGTCCTTGCTTCTCTAGTGCTTCCAGGTACTCTAGAAACTGATTCTGGCTTGCTTTTTCCTTCACCAACACTCGGACAATCTTATTCCGAACGTCTGGAGCACTATCAAGTGTGTTATTCTGATAATCTATATGTACAAACGGGGTGTGTGGATTTTCTATAAATGTAATCTTTCGAGTCTTTGTGTCGAAAATGTGAAATCCTTTACGATCAAACGCCTCAGCCCATGTAGTTGCATAAGGAGAACCAAGGTAGTCAATATTTTTTTGATTGCTTTTTATGTGGAAGTGGCCGGAAAAAACCCTTTCAAATCGGGAGAACACCGAAGGGTCGAATCCCCTATCAATGTTTTCGATGCCTCTAAACATTAGAGAACCTATTACTTCGAGGTGTCCAAATACTAATTTAGCCTCAGATTCCTCTAGTAGTTTCTTTGAACGCTCTTCATTCTCATCGCATATCCAAGGTAGGATGAGCGTTGGAACCCCGTAGAAATCAATCTCTTGTGGGTGTGAATAGAATATAAATGGACTGTAGTGAGAGAGTAACTTTTCTGGTGTGTTGACCTTGTTGGTATTTTTAAAATATGTATCATGATTGCCAATGATGATGTGAACCGTCTCAAATAAATCTGCCCATCTAGCAAATACCTTTCTATCCCACTCGTATATTGAGTAATTGTTAGTATCCTTTCTTCTATCAAAAACATCCCCCAGATGGAGCATATGCTTAATATTCTCTCGCTCGACGTACGGGAAGAGTATCTCTTCAAAAAACTTAAATTGATTGGACATGAACACGGGCGAGTTATTTCTCACTCCGGCATGAGTGTCAGCCAATATACAAACCTTCATTGTTATTTTCTCACAATCTCAACCAACTGCGACGATATATCTCTCTAGACTGAATCACGCATATTCAATTCTTGTTTCTCTAGGTCACCGTCCCCTCCATCTAAGACATCTACATTATCTTGATTTGACGTATCGCTATCATCAAATTGAATTTTTCCTAAATTAACCTTCTTCCTTTGTTTATTTTTTTCGCGCTTCTCCGCCAGACGTCTCTCAAATTTCTCACAGAACTCACGCATTTGAATGTCACTATATTTTGTGCCGTATATCTGAGCACCCTCCCCGCATATCTCCCCGCACATTTCTTTTTGCCTTTCCATAATAGCTTTGAATTTTCTATACAAAGCTGTGTGCTCCCGTAAGATGCGCTGTATAAACGAGTAATGAACAATTTGGGTAAAATAAGGGAACGCTGTAGGTCTTTTTGGGTCAAAATTATGGAGATTCTTGAAGCAGCATAAAATTGCATCTCCAATCATATCTTCGATAAAGGGATACTGTGAAAATCCAGGCTTTCTTGCTATTTTTCTCGCAAGAATCATTAAGCTTTGTGCAACATAATCGGAGACTATCGGCTTTGGTAGATCATTAGCTTCTGCGTCTTTCACTGATTGCTTATACTCAGAAAGAGCTTTATGGAATTTTTTATCATCGATATAATGGCGATCAATGTTTGCCTTTCTTTTGGCTTTTACTTTTATTTTTGGGAATGTCTTTGGTGTCATGTCTTCTCTTGTGCTTTATATTTATTTCTGTTCCAATTTATACTCTGTCATGCTCGTAGTGCTTCCATGACCAACCTATTCTTTTCATTTCCGTTTCTACTCTCGCGGAAACTATTCCTTCCCCGCCACTACAATAATAATCGAGGTAATCTTCACCCCTTCCAGTAAGGTTTGCTACAACTCCCCCAGCGTATCTCCAGCTTGCCGTGAATTGGTTTCTATTCGGTGAAGTCCAGATTACGTTGCACAAAGCGCAATACATTTCATGAGCAAACGACGCATCCTCTTGGATGAGTGTGTTAAGTTTTTCATCGGCAATAATATCGCCTTCCAAATCTGAGATAACGTCACTAACATTGTTCATTTCAGATTTACCTTTACTATGCTGTAGTTAAATCTCTCTTCTTGGTATATTTTCATTCTTTCACTCGCATGCCGAAGTGAATAATTTGTCCACGATTTCCATGTTAGATCATCGCAGATGTCAAATACGCATATCTTGTTGGAACGTCCTATTCTTAATCCTCTACCAATTCCCTGAAGGGTTGTAATTTTAGCTTTTAATCCAAAGGCGAAAATTAGGTTTTCCAAATTTTTAATATTAATACCGCGAGAAAACGTCCCAAGGGATGCTACTATGATGACACCATCACTTTTCTCTGCAACATTCACTATTTCTAGTCTCTCGTCTTTCGGAACCCCACCATGCACTAGAAAGATTTTGCGATTTAATTGTTTTTGTTCATTTTCAAGTTTTAACTGTTCAAATATTTTCTTACCGTGGTTCTCTACTCGCTGAAATAAAATTAATGTATTACCCGGACACCGGAGGGCAAGCTTAGTTAAAAACTCCATTCGGGGAGCAGATGACAGCAGAAATTCAACTTCTTCCTGATAAATCTTTTTGGCGTTTTGCTTTCGTATCTCTTCTGGGTATTGGAGAATGACTTGTTTTAGAGATAAATCTGCCAATAGACCCTGATCGATAAGTTCGGCAGTACGGCTAACACGGTGAACATCTCCAAATAGACCTCTTAAAATCATTTCATTTGTAAACGTGCCATCTAGAGTTCCAGTAAACCCATAGCGATATTGCGAATTCTTACACTTTTCTATCAACTGCCTGAGTTTTTCTGCCTTATCTTCGTGACATTCATCGGCGATAACCAACTCAAAATTGTTAAAATATTCTACTGGAAGTTTGTATATGGATTGCCAGGTGGATATGACTATCTGCTTGGTGACTTCTTTTGTTTGTCCTCCGTGTATCTGCTGAACCATCCCATCGACGTCAAAGGAAGGATCGTCGGATGAGTAATCCTTAAAATCCCCATGCATTTGCCCGACAAGCTGAATGGATGGCACAATTAAGAGAGTTGGCTTATTGATTAAGCGTATAAGTGCGTAAATCGACAGGCTTTTGCCACTTCCGGTTGATGATAGGAACAATGCCTTCTTTTTCTTGGAAGCAATGTGCACAATTTCTTTTTGATAATCTCTTAGTTCATATTTTGATTTGAAAGATTTGAGAAACTCGTCGGCGTTTAATGCTGCGCTAGAATAAATGTCCTCTAGGTTTACGTTGACTTCTAATTCGTGATTTTTTGCAAATTCTAGTACCTTAGTGGTCAAGCCAAGATAAGTACTACTTGTTTTTAAATCATATAGAGAAACCCTCCCATCCCAAATTCCAAATTTGTATTTAGGCATGTGTCTAAAATTTGGAACAAAAAAAGAAAACGCCTCTTTAAGCTGTTGCCGTATAGCTCCGGAGGTAGCAACAACTCGGATTCTTACTTCATCTATTTTTTGAATTACAATATCTGCCATTCTGGAAGAATAGTTGATTTGTAATTTTCTAGGGCATTACCAAAACGCTAAATATGGTGATATGAAACAATTAAACTTCCAGAACGAGCTTCATTTTAATTTCCAAATACAAAAGTTGGCGACTTTGCCACTGTTTGTACAATCGGTGATTTTGCCTGGAATTTTCACGGAAGCTCCCCAAACGGGAACTCAATTTGCGCCGATTAAACACGTGGGAGATACACTCTTTTTTCAAGATCTAAGTGTTACTCTTAAGCTCGATGAAGGTATGGAGACTTGGTTTGAGATGTATAAGTGGCTTACTGGGATTACTAGAGCGGAATCATATCAGCAATTTATAGAGCTGATTAACGATCAGGGCAAAAGTTTAGACGGTTCCAGAAAACTATTTAAAGCCAAAGAGCCTGATGCTACTAAAAAAGGATATAAAAATATTAAATCAACTGCTTCGCTTAGTGTCCACGACGCCAATCATATTCAATACATAGAAATTATCTTCGCTAATTTGCACCCCATTAGCATGAGTGGATTAAATTTCCGTACAGATGAATCTGGAGTGGGCTTCATCACATATGATGTCAATTTTGCATACGATTTTTATTATCCAAAACTTGCACGATAAGCCGAAAAGGTAATGTGCCATAGGACTACGTTTCTGCTTCTCTATAAGAGGGCAAGTGTGTTTGTTGCTATTGTAGGTAAACATGAAATATGAAGACCTCGTACAGATGTGGGAAATCGACGCTAAACTTGATTCGGATAACCTGGATCGAGAATCGCTAAGAATTCCGCTATTACAGGGCAAATATTTCAACTTATATTGCCGAGAGAGGGCATCTTTAGCCAAATTAAATTTAGAATTAAATCAATTAAAGAGATGGAAGCGTGATTATTATTTGGGCGAAATCTCACCAGAGGAACTCACTGAAAAAGGAATTCCCGTTTTTGCTAGACGTCTCGTGAAATCTGAAGTTGATACGTATGTCGACACAGATTCAGATATAATTACGTTTTTAGAAAGGCTCGTTGTAGTGCAAACGAAAGTTGATTTTTTAAATCTAATTGTAAAAAGTATCAATGACCGCCAATGGAATGTGAGAAATGCGATTGAATTTTTAAAATTTAAAAATGGGATCTCATGAGTAGTTCTTTTAAATCTCCCGAAGATTGGTACTTGTATTATGTGGCTAGTCCATATTCACATCCAAGTATTGAAGTTAGAAAGGAACGCTATAAACTTGCTGTTGTAGTGGCTAAAACTCTTACACGATTAGGATATTCCGCTTTCGTTCCTATCGCATACGATGGCCTTTGGGATCTTGATCCGAATTATACCGTCGACCACTCATGGTCTTTTTGGGAGCGAATAGATATTCCAATATTAGATAGATGCTCTGCTCTTATTTTATTTGAGATTCCAGGTTGGGAAACGAGCAAAGGAGTAACCGAGGAGCTTAAATACTGCGAAAAAGTGGGAATTCCTGTAATGCCATTATCGCTTTTTGATTTAAACAGCGATGCTGTAATAAATAGAAAAATGTCGCTATTAAAGGGGATGATTCGCCTTAGTAGTCGAAGTGTTCGTCCTCAATTCAGCCCTACCGTGAGAAGCAATGAATAGTTATCCTCCAATCCAAGTACTACAGAGGAATGTCGATACTATGTCTGAACTTTCCGAAGTAGAGAAATCCTTTTCAAACTACTCTTATGATAGATGTGACGTACCCTTTGATCTTTGCGAAGGGCGCAAGTTCACTCGCGATCTCGACTATGGCTCATATCCATTTACTATCTCAAATGGAAATCCCATAGGATACACCTTTCCTGGAGATAAGTCTGCAAAATACAAAGCTGGAAATAGGTTCTTTGAATTTAAGCACGCTCGAAATAAAAAGAAAAATTATCAACCATGTTACCCAAGATTACACTTTTGGACTCGTAAGTGGGCGCGTCAATTTGTTGTTTGCGTCGATTTTGACCAACTTAGTACTCAAAATTATAGAAGAGTTCGAATGTGGGGTGTGTCGGCGACTGAAGAACATGGTCATACTCATAAAGTTTTTAGACTAGGTTGCATTGAGCTTGCTAAAGAATATCAGGAAAAAATTGGCCACCATGGATTTGTTTACAACTCTCCCAAATCTGGGCGACCTAAAATATTGCTTCTCATAGAGTACCCTGAGCCTGTAAAAACACCAGCAACCAAGGATATAGTTAATTTATTTCAAAAATTATTTCCAGAGGAAATGGATAATGGATACATAGACATAGAGCGTGGTGCGATGTCCTCTACCTTCTTCGACTGGAAACAGAAGGAACTTTTTGCAGATTCACTTCCACAGCTTGTACCTATAAAAATTGATAAAAATACCAAAGAGACGACTTTTAAGACAACAAACTCCGAATTCAAGTCAACGTCCGATTACAAATACTACAAAGCTTCTAAAATACCAAAGGAGCTTCGCTTTAAAGATAGTAATAAAACATTTGAAGAATTTCTAAAATGTCTATGCACGATGACTGGTCTAGTGCGTAATGGCTTCGGCATATCGCAGATTGTATTGGCTCGCACTTTAGAGATCGACCAGCCAAGTTGCTCAAGATATATCCGGAAAGCTATTAAATTGGGAATCCTTGAGGTAACCCATGAGCAGTACATACCCGGACAGAGAGCAAAGATTTATAAAGCGAAAGGTGTTCTTAAGAGATTTTTATTATCTTGCATCCGGAATTCATCTCTCGTAAAGATTCCAAAGAAAATAAAAGATGGCACATGGCACTCGACCTTATTGCATGTTGCTACGACATCTTTTAGATCGTCTCTGGGGCGTTTCATTCCGTGGGTTAAGACTTTGAAGGGGTATGATCAGGGCGACCGTTTATATCAAGCTCAAACCATCGTCCAGTGGCTTATACGCAGGCACCCAGAACTAGCGTCCGGTTTATAATTTCACATTTCAGTAAATACAATTTTCTTCTTATTAACTAACAGGACGGGTCTATCTCGTATTACATATTTTTGCGATTAGACTAGTCTGAGATTGGCATTTCTTCTGTAGTTTTCAAATTAGATTTAGCTTTCACTCTCAGATTAACTCACACATACACTAATTGAATTATCTTATATCGATTATTGAGAGTTTCATATCAGATCCTTACCATACTATAAAAGCAGAATCAGATATGTGACACATCACGTGTCATGAATATATCAATATCAATTATTATTATACATTATAATAGATTTAATTCTGAAGTAATGAATGATGTATTTGAACGATAGAAATAAACAAAACAAAGACGCTCGTAGAGCGTTAAAAAAAAAAAGAATTAAAGATTATTTCTCTGAATGTACATGTTCATTGATATTGTATATTCATCCATCCATTCTTCTAATAACTATTTCCCGATTACGTTCTACATGTCTGTAGAACTAGGTATACAAAATTAAAGAAAGATTCAATCTATTTGGAAGTTCGTAACCAAAGGTTTTTGGTTACTTAATATTTTTTTATAGTTTGGTAATGTCAGCGAGATAATATCATCGCGTAAGATTTATTTTATTGGAAGAAAAATAGATAAAACTAAAAAAAAAACAAACAAAGCAAAATAAATGTCAGTTGGCATGTTACTAAATATCGTAGTGTTGATATGAAAAAAAGACCCACCAACCCGTACATCATTATTGGTACTGCACATTTAGGGCTTTCTTCTCCTATATTAAAAACAATCGCATGCTTTGCTAATCACTTTAAGGCGCAAGTTATTCATGTCGGTCCTCTTTGTACAATCGAAGAAAGAAAAATGTACGAGACTCGAATTCAGCGCGTGAGGACATGGGAAAAGATTGATAATAGAAATATTCAAATTGAGGAGTTATATCAAAGATATAAAAAGGAAGCTGCTGATCTTTTAGGATTACAAAGAAAGAGAGTTACTGCCCTTAAAGATGCCTTCGGGAAAGTACAATTCGTCGCTAACGATGAGCAGATGATTCCAGATGAAGATATGATTACTTTAGGGGTCGAGTATTCATTATCAAAGTATCTAACGCTAACTTCAATACCAGCTAACGGAGACAAAGTTACTGGAGACCCAATCAGCCCACGCTGTATGCTTGCTATGAGGGAATATGATTCGTCTGTAATCATGGCACATCCTATTCCGTCGACTAAGATGTATAAAAAGGAAGGCGTCAATTGCGCCTTTATGTTTACTACTACCGGAAGCTTGATCCCTTCCGAGAAATGCAAGCGTGTAAGTGATATATGGAAGCAAATTTTAAAACCATCTTTTTTACTTGTAGGGATTGATGAGGCCAATCAGCAATTTCACTGTCAGAGAGTAAGAATTAAATTCAATCGAGATCAAATTTCACATCGCCAGACACCCCACATCGCATTTGACGGTTTAATATTCAACCCAAACAGCAAAAAGCCTCTTGAGGCTCCAAGCTCAGATAAAGCTTGCTATATTACTGACACTCACGCTCCTCACCACTCTCATGGCGTTGTCAAATGTTTCCACCAACTTATTAAACTTCATAAGCCAGAAATTGTAATAGAAGGAGGTGATACCGCAGATTTTGCATCAGTCTCTCGCCACACTGAGTTTCTACCTGGTGCTAGAGAGAACCTGAGATTAATAGATGATCTACAAGCCATGTGGAATATCCTTGATGGATTTAAGAAAGCAGATCCATCCGTAAAGACTGTTAAAGTTTTAGACTCAAATCATGCTGAGTGGCTTTCATTGTTCGTTCAAAAGAATCCAGCACTTAAAGGAATGCTTGATTGGGAAACGCTGGCTAAAAATTTCTTTGAAGATTTCGAACTCGTTATTCGGAAAGGAAACGTAAAAGCAATTTGGTTTGGTGATTTAGCCATTAGACACGGCGACCAAGAGAACTCGCTGATGGAGGCTCACCTATCATATAGAAATTACGTATCGGGACATTTTCATTCCTTTCAAGAATTAGGTGATGCTGTACGTGTTGGCTGTGCTGCTAAGTTAGATCCAGGATACCTCGGAGGAAACAATACTGCATGGCAGTGGAATATTTCAACTTTTACGAAATTTAAAGGAGTAACTGATAAACATCCGAGAATTGTACTTTCTAACAAGGCTGGAGATCGCTTCACGTTTATGTATCGTGGACAAATTTGGGAAATAAATCATTAGGTAAGTCATGACGCACTTTGAACTAGACGAGATTAGGGTAATAAAGATTACTACAGGAGAAATAATTATAGGATTTCAAGCTAATTTTTCTGAGGAATTACAACATAATCCTGAGCTAGACAATTATCTCGTGGTTCATAATCCATACCAAGTAGAATATCATGTTGAGGAGAAGGAAGCAGAAAATTCGAACTTCATCGTAAATTGTTTTGAGTGGATGCCTTTTTTAGAGGACGATGCTCTTTTAATTCAAAAGCATAATATAATTGCTATTGGTATTCCTGACGAACATTTATTAACTCTTTATACTAATTTACTTCAACTTCGAGTCTTTGATGGAAATAGCGATGAGTCAGAAAATTAAATCTAATATCTTATCCAATACGCAAAATACGGAAAATGCGTTAATTGATGTTTTTCTCGACGAGGTTGAAGATATTAATAATCTAATTAAAATACAGTCGGTTTTCTCTATATCACCTGAGACTGAAGTTAGGGTAAATGCTCGAAGAACATTAAATAGGGAAATTTACCATCGAATTGACTCTTTAGCCGTTCATATCATTGAATTTTTCAAAAGTAAGGATGAAAAGGCAAAATCCTAATACTGCCGGAACTGTAAATGTGAAGTCATCCGTCTAAGTAAGTATTCAGTCTTTGGAAAAACGAAATATTTTCTATGGTTTCCGAGAAACAACCATCACCGAAGAAAACTAAGACTTCGAAGAAAGTAAGAAACCATAAAACAGTCACGCTGGCTGAGATGTTGATTACTGAGTTTCAATTAAAAAAAGACGGCGATTATATTCGGTTCAAGGAAGGACACTCTAAACTATCTAATTCTTTGGCAAACGCAACAAGACAGATAGGATTAAAATATCAATCTAAAAACGTTCAACCCGAACTAATGCAACTCGTTCACTATGCGTCTTTTGTAAAAAACCCACTGCGTTACATATTCGACATGATTCAACACGCGGATACGACACAACAGATTAAAAAAAACCGAGTTGAAGCAGTTCACCGAATAGTAAAGCAGGCGATGGATGAAGATCCTCTTTCAACAGTCAAAAGTATAATTTGCTCGTTAGCCAGAGTCGTTCGGTTTTAAAGCGAACATATATACTACTCAATCGCAAAAAAAATTAGCTGGCATAAATGGTAATGCACTAGCGACGTTCTTTTGACCTATTATAAAAACTACAATTTAGAATTAATTGCTAATTCTCCATGATCATTAGCCTTTACTATAGCGATTGTTGAAAATGGATATGCATGGCTACGAATAATAACGATAGAAAGATTAGCCAGTTACCAACTGCGGAACCGCTAACTGGCTCCGAATTAATCCCTATAGTGCAAAATGGGCAAAATAAAAGAATAACAGTTTCTGACATCGCATCCGTAGCCGGATTTATTTCATCGGCCAGTGAATTAATTGTTAGGGAGACTCCCTCTGGACTCATTGATGGTATAAATAAAGTTTTTACATTATCGAACACCCCTGCACTTAATAGTGAGCAAGTATTTTTAAATGGTATTTTGCAGGAGGCTAATCCGGCTGGAGACTATACAATCACAGCCGATGAAATAACTTTTAATAGAGCCCCCGATTCTGGTTGGACTCTTTTTGTTAATTATCTCAATGGCGATGCTGGTTCTGGAGCTGGTTCGGCGACATTAGATGCTCTTACAGATGTAGTAATTTCCTCACCTACTGCTAATCAAATTCTCAAATTTGATGGCGCTAAGTGGATTAATTCCGATAATAGCGGAGGAAGTGTAGCTGCATTTCAGTGGAGTTCTAGTGAACAGGTTTACCCATTTGAGAGGGCTTCTAATGGCTCGATATTATATTGCAAAGAAATCGATATGGGATTTTTAACGAATAAAGGGGGGAAGACTCTTCCACACGCAATAGATAATTACTCACCTCATAAAATACATTCCATTACAGGAATGATTTACAACACAGTTGGGGGTGATGCCGTGGCGATAAATAGCATGGCTTACGGTGGTAATTATTGCATTTTAGATGGTTCAAATATCAGCGTTTACACTCCACAGGCCGATTGGACTACGTATAAGTGTAACGTCAGATTGATTTATTTTAAATAACAGTTTTTTTTAAGTTGAATTTTTGTCGTATTAATTAAGGATTATAAATGTCAGGAATAATTAGAACAAAGATTTCAGGAAAACAGATTATCGATGGAAGCGTAACTCGCTCAAATCTCGATACATCTATCGTTTCTGATATCGACACACTCAAGAGTCATGATACTCAACAAATTGGTCAAATCGCTCAGCTAGAAACTGACGTTGCGACCGAGACAACAGCTAGAATTGCCGGTGATACCGCTCTTGGACTACGTATTGATGACGTAGAGAGCAATTTGGCTGATGAAGTAACCGCAAGGACATCTGCTGATACTTCACTAAACAATGCTATCGCAGCCGAAGAGAGTCGCGCACTTCTTGCTGAACAAGGACTTGCAGATGACATTCTTTCAGAGCAAGAGCGTGCGATTGCAATAGAAACAGATCTTCAAGCTCAAATTGATGCAGAAGAAATCGCTCGCGCTGCGGCTGTTAGTGCTGTTGCTGGCGATCTTAGTACTGAAGTAACTCGCGCCACTTCTGCTGAACAAGCATTAGATGCACGATTAGATGTTCTTGAGCAAGACCCAACAACAAAGGGCTATGTAGATCAAAAGGTTGCAGACCTAGTTAACTCAGCCCCTGCGGTACTTGATACATTAAAAGAACTTGCTGATGCTATTGGCGAAGATCCTAATTTCGCAACTACTATCGCAAATCAAGTAGGAGTAGTAGCTGCTGATCTAGCAACCGAAACAACAGCTCGTATAGCTGGAGATTCAAATCTTCAGTCTCAAATTGATGCTTTATCGCTCGGTTCAAGTACCGACATAAGTGCATTGCAAACATCTTTAAATCAAGAAATCCTTGATCGTCAATCTGGCGATACTGCTCTCGGACTTCGAATTGATGGAGTAGAAGGTGATTTAGCTGATGAAGTAACTGCAAGAACATCCGCTATAGCTGCTGAAACCTCAGCTCGTACCTCAGCTGATACCGCTCTCGGACTTCGAATTGACGGAGTAGAAGGTGATTTAGCTGATGAAGTAACTGCAAGAACATCTGCTGACAGCGCTCTTAGCAGTCGAATTAGCGTCCTTGAATTATACAAAGATGCACAGGTAGTCTATGTAGCTAAAAATGGAAATGACTCCACTGGAAATGGTGGCGAACATGCTCCATACTTAACACTTCAAGCTGCTATGGCTTCTATTACTGATTCATCTCCTTCAAAGAGATACGTCATTAGAGTAAAGGCTGGTAACTATACCGAATCTGGCATTTTAAATCTTAAGCCAAATGTGTATGTTGTTGGTGATTCTATATATTCTGTTAGAATTACTGCTACCTCATTTGCTCTTGATTCAACATTCAACGCAAATTCTAGCTTTGACAACAGATCAGGATTTTCGAGTTGTACGCTATTAAGTGCATGTGACTTTAACTGGCAAACCGTATCATCTGCTGCTGGTAAATTGTATTTTACCGAAGTTCAATTCGGTTCTACTGTTACCATGTATGGGCATAATAATGCAATCGCACAAGCACAATTTCTCGGTTGTATATTTTTTGGTGCCTTTACTGTTAGTGGGATTAACGTAGGTGTTCATAGAAATAACATACACTACGGCAATATCACACTTAATCAGCATCCTAATGGTGGTATGGTTACCAATCTTACTGCTGATGGTGGAGTTTGTACTGGTACAGTTACACTAAATGCAACTACAAATGACTTTAATAGAAGATGCTCCGTGTTTGCTCGTTCATTCTACATGGAATATCTAACTGTTAACGGTCCAAGTGCATACTGCGACCTTACTGATAGTAGCGTTCCAAGAGACATTGCACGTGTAACAAAGTCAAATGGTGGGAATATTGTTTATATTAACTCATTAACACCAATTGATACTAATACACGTAATCAAGGAGATGTTGGAAAGCAATATCTGTATAACTTTAACTACGTGAACGCTTCTACGGGAAGTGATTTGTACGTCATTTCAATGGGTACGTCATATTCCGCAGATAACTCAGGTAAAAACATCTTTATCAAAGCTGACTCAAATGGATTAGCTCCTAACGTAAACGGTGGTGATATTAATATTAACACCTCAGAAGTTAGTGGAACTGGTGTTCGCGGAGAAATTAAATTTGACGGTCGACAAGTTAACGTCAGCAGCAAGAAAATTGTAAATCTTGCTAATGGTGTTGATGCAAACGATGCAGTAAACGTATCACAACTTAATTCTTCTATAGCTGCCGAAACATCAGCTCGTACCTCAGCTGATACCGCTCTTGGTCTCAGAATTGATGGAGTTGAGGGTGATTTAGCTGATGAAGTAACTGCAAGAACATCTGCTGATACAAATCTTCAGTCGCAAATTGATGCTTTATCACTCAGCTCAAGTACCGATATAAGTGCATTGGAAGCAGCTTTAGAGCAAGAAGTTCTTGATCGTCAATCTGGCGATGCAGCTACGCTTTCAAGTGCTAATACTTATACCGATGGTAAAGTAGCTGACCTTGTAAATTCTGCACCTGCTGTACTTGATACCCTCAAGGAATTAGCTGATGCACTCGGACAAGATCCAAACTTTGCTACCACTGTTTCAAATCAGATTGGTGTTGTAGCTGCTGATCTAGCTTCGGAAATTGCTCGCGCTCTAGCAGCAGAGTCTGAGATTGCTGGCGATCTTGCTGATGAGGTGATTGCAAGAAGTGCTGCTATAACCGCTGAAGCAACAGCTCGTACCTCAGCCGATACAGCTCTTGGACTACGCATTGACGGAGTTGAGAGTGATTTAGCTGATGAAGTGACTGCAAGAACCTCAGCTGATACAGCTCTTGGACTACGCATTGACGGAGTTGAGAGTGATTTAGCTGATGAAGTGACTGCAAGAAGTGCTGCTATAACCGCTGAAGCAACAGCTCGTACCTCAGCCGATACAGCTCTTGGACTACGCATTGACGGAGTTGAGAGTGATTTAGCTGATGAAGTGACTGCAAGAAGTGCTGCTGATTCTGCACTTGATCTTAGACTGGATGCTCTTGAAAGCAGCGCTTTCGTTACCAGAGAAGTTCCTTCCGGACTTATTGATGGAGTCAACAAAGTATTTACTTTGGCGAACACTCCAAATCCAGGCTCGGAGCAGGTATTCCTCAACGGTGTGTTGCAAGAAGCTGGAGTGAGTGGTGATTACACCATTTCTGGAAGTACCATTACTTTCGGAGAAGCACCAACCGTTCCGTTCAGCATCTTCGTTAACTACATAACCGGAGACCTAGTAGTAGGTAGCGCTGGCGGAAGTGGAAGTGGAAGCGTTCAGCCGTTCCAATGGACGACAACTGAGCAGTTATATCCTTTTGAAGTTGCCGATGATGGAAGTCCATTATATGCAATAAGAATTGATATACCATCTCTTCCGAATAACGGCTTTGCCTCATACAACTTGACACCTCTCGCACCGTTCCTTGCGGATAAAACAAACAATCTGCATGAATACTTACACAGGTACGAGTTTCACTGGAAGGGATTTAGCACAGTCTACGGGCAATCCATTGTGAGAGAAGGCGCTCAAGCTGGTGTTGTGAATGCTTCTATAGAGTGGGATGGAGTAAGCAGCTACAGCCAAGTAGTAGTTGGTACTAGTGGTGGTGGCAATTGGCATAGCGACCTCTCTGGTACTTTCAGAGTATTATATAAGAAAACAATATAATTAACTAGTTAAACGCCCCTCTTAATTGAGGGGCTATTTTAGAATAGCATAAACATAAAACAAAAAGAGGGAGCATCGCCTCCCTCTTTTTTTATAAATAAGATATACTATGGGAACTTGGAAATACGATCAGCCTCCAACTTGGAGAAGAGATGCAATAGCGACAAATGCCGGATGGTGCCATCCAAAAACTGGAGAAGTTCTTGCGTGCTGCCCGCGATTAAAGCGCCTTCGTAGACAAAAACTCGACGAATCTGACGAAAACTTAATTACCGAAGAGGGAAGCTTGTTCGTTTTAGAACAGGAAAACACCGACACTACGGAAAATTTTGTAGACTTAGAAGACCCTGGCGCGTAATTTTAATAGTTTAAATAACCACCCCAAGCTTCTTTAGAGTAATTTCGTCCCATACTTGGAACTTGTAACCCATAGAATGGGCATATTGCTCTGCTGCTTGCCACTTGGCGGTGTTTTGAGCGTAAGTCCTAGCTTCAGCCTCAATTAGATGCTTACGCTTTCCCTGCCTCCTTTTAGGAGGCATACACTCCTTTTGCGGCTTCACTTCAACTAAGAATACCCCTTCGGTGGTTTCGATCATAAAATCTATAAAATACCGATGAACTTTATTATCGATTGGGGAAACGTAAGGAACTATAACATTTTCAGAAGACCACGCTTTTACCTTGTCGTTAATATCGAGCCAATACATAAGAGCTGCCTCCCAGGAGGAGCGATATACAATTTGTGAAATATCCCCCCTATATTTTTTAGGATTTCTGGGGATAAATGTTCCTCGATAAAAGCCAGCCACCGATTTCCTCTAAATAGATGATTGAAGTTTAAAACTTATTTAGGGCATCGTTTTACTGTGGGATATCTCGACTTTCAAAGAAAAATACAAAAAGACCGAGCAACTGATTACATAAATCAAGCCGGAGCAAACTTAGAGAAAAAGGGTACGCCGAAACAATTGGTGTATCCTCAAGATTTATTTTCGCCGGAGTGTGCCCCCTTCATCCTATTTTTTGCCGTAGATCCGACTAAACCAGATGTTCTTTTGGACAAAATAGCCCTCTATATGCCGAGAAACATCGAAGTCAATTATGGGATTAACTACAGCGAAGCCACTAACTATTTGAAATATTTATCGTCGAACTCACTGGCAGGTTTAGGTGAACTTGCTTCAGATCCACTTTACGGTGGAGCTGCCGCCTTTGGCGCTATAAGAGGAGCAATTGGAGCTGCTATGGCTGGAGGTAGCGTAGCTGGAAAAATATCTGGGGCTGCTTTAGGAGCAATAGCTTCTGGGTTAAATGCATTCAAAGCTAGTAATGCTATCGGCCAAACGGCATCAATTAACTCCAAGAAAACTCTAAACCCACATAAAGCGGCATTATTTGAGGGAGTAAACTTCCGCAGACATAATTTCCAATTCGACTTAATTGCGCGAAACGAAGAAGAATCTGAAACCATTAGAGAAATCTTACAGACATTTAAAATACACGCACATCCAGATGCAGGAAATCCAGACGATCAAAGTTCAGTATTTTATTGGCCGTCAGCGTGGCAGATAGCTTTATACTCACCAGCCAGAAAATACCTATACGCCATATCTACTTCGCATATTACAAATATCGCAATAAATTATACAGGAGGAGGTACAAGAGCTTTCTTCGCGGATACGGGAGCACCAGTTGTTGTCCGTTTAAATGTCGATTTCATGGAAACCGAACAATTAACTCGCGAACGCATCAGACAAGGATTTTAAATATGAAGTATTTTCAATATCTTCCTACGTTTGAATACTCGTCACTTAGTGCTACTAACATATTAGTGAGGGCAAAAGTAAGAGAATATGTTTTGAATAATGCTGCCATTTATTACACACATCGAATTGAAGAGGGCGAACGCCCCGATACTTTAGCAAGCAAATATTATGGAAATTCAAGTTTTACTTGGCTTCTTTTTTACGCAAATAACATTTACGACCCTATATTTGACTGGCCGTTAAATAGCGAAAATTTAATCTCCTACATGATTAACAAGGTCGGATCGTTACAAATTGCACAGCAAACACCACATCATTACCTTTTAGATGGGCTTTATATAATCGATAAAGCAACTTACGAAGATGTAAATGTTCCAGCTAATCGAAAAAGCATTATAACGGTATATGACCACGAATTAGCGGAAAATGAAAAAAAGCGCAACATAAAAATCATCGACGAAACTTACGCGACGCAAATTGTCAATGAAATGAGAAGACTGTTTTTATAATAGATTATGTCTGATATTAAGTCTAATCCGCAATTAATTCGAGTAGAGCGGGATTACTATATCCATTATATTAAAATTGTCGCTTACAATAATAAAGAATACGACATAGATTCGCAGATGGTTGAATTGTGCTATCACGAAAATATCGCATCCATATGCACATATTTGTCTATAACAATGTACGATACGGTCGATTTTCCGACACTATTGCCAATGATAGGTGAAGAAAGAATAAAGATATCATTCACCAGACAGGATGAAAAAGCGGTTAAAGGGGAAGGCGCACTAAAGCCCCCTATTATCTTAGATATGCCGATTTATAAAATTACGGGGCGATCTCCAGAAAGCAGGAGTAGAAAAACTCAAGTTTATACCTTACATGCAGTTTCCGATGAAATGATACAGTCGTTAAAAACCAAAGTTCGACTAGGCATAAAAGGCAAAAGCTATTCGGAAATGGTAGAGCAAGTTTACGATGAATATGTAAAAGTTACAAAGCCACTCGAAGTTGAAACAACACAGCACGTGCATGATTTCTGCATTGCGAACATGAGTCCTTTTCGCTTCATTACTCATGTTTCTGGACGTTCAATAAGTCCAAGTTACGGTGGATGTTTATATTTTTTCTACGAAGATCGGGATAAATTTTACTATAAAAGTCTAGGTGCCCTGTTCAATTCTAAGGAGCAGCTTGATTTTAACTTTGCGGTTAAGGGCATTCTAAAAAAAGGTAATGACACAGAGCCAAAACAAAGAAACTTTGACCGTGATTTGTATACAATCGAGCACTTCGAACACAAAGGGAGTTTTGACATTTTAAAAACTATTATGAGCGGAGCTTACTCCCAACGTGCTATATTTTTTGATCCAGTTAGGCAAATAATTAAAGTAAATGATTTTGATATTGATAGTGAGTGGGATTCTCTACCTCATACTAATCAAGTCAAGCCTTTTACACAAGCAAATAAAGCAAAAGCATCTCCCGATTGTCGCATGACTCTTCATTGGACTAATGCCGAACATGATATCGTAGAGCATATTTCTTCAAAACAACCTGGAATTAATCCATTTCGCACAGAAGAGTTTTTTTTGAGAGTAACTTCTCAAGTAGACACTATGCTTCGTAATGCTATAGATGCGGTTCTTCCAGGCACTCCAGATTTAAAAGCAGGGATGACTGTAAATTTCAAGCTTCCGGAAGGTTTGGGAAAGATTAGTGAGGAAGAGAAAGAACTTCCTGATGCTTACTTACAAGGTAAATATCTAATTGTGAGCGTGCTTCATAGAATTGTGAAAGGCGAATACACATGCAGCGTAACACTCACGAAAGATTCTTTCTTTTCCGACATAACGCATCGCGCTCCGACAGAAGAATATCCACTCTATAGGTATATGTAATGGATATAAGATATAGCCATAAGAAAAAGCAGGTTTCTCGGCACCCTGAAGAAATCTTTGAAATCGCTATTCAAGAAGCTAAAAATGACGATGTATTTAGAAAAAGAACACAAACTGCAATCAAATGGTATCTTGCTCTTATTAAACGATTATCACCGACTAGAATAGATCGAGCCGATTTTACAAAACGGGGCAGACTGCGCTCGAATCTGCAACTTGGGCATATGTACTGTTACGTCTATGATGCGAAAACGAAGGATGAACTCCCCTACTGGGATCGCTTTCCTCTTATTTTTCCCATCGAACTTACTGAAAATGGCTGGTATGGTCTAAATTTGCATTATATTCCAATTCAATTCAGAGCCAAAGTATTGTCCGTTTTATATCGTTTTTTAAATAATAAAAAATACGACGAAACCACAAGAATTACTCTAACTTACAGATATTTAAAAGATTTAGGTGCTTCGGACAAAGCTTTAATGCAAGTGGCCTTTAAGCAATATCTAACAAATAGAGTTAAAAGTCGCTTTATACATATTTCACCCGACGAGTGGCCTATTGCTTTGTATTTACCGATGGAACAATGGCAGAAACAGAGCTTTTCGAAAGTGTACTCTGATATTGATTCGAAAATTAAACAATTGCGGAATAAATAAACAGCATGAATATTGATAAGCTAAAAACTGCCATAGATGTTGGTAACGGCGTTACCATGGCATCGCATTTTAGGGTGCAATTTACATTCCCTGAAAGTCTTCGTGCGGTTTCATCGGAGAGCTTTTCTCCCAGAAACATGACTATATACTGTCAAAGCGCAACTCTACCTGGAACTCAAATAGCCACTTCGGAGACGCCCATTTACGGACAGAGCGTGAAAATGCCGTATGGGTTGATTTATCAGGATTTAACTTTATCTTTCATTTGCACCAATACAATGTCTCAGAGGTACATATTTGAAGAGTGGAGGCGAATAATCGTAGACCCTACGACCAATTATGTAAATTACTACGATAAGTACGTTGGATACGCTTTCATACAGAAACTCGACCAGACTGGCAAAGTCGTTCATGGGATAGTTTGTGAGGAAATTTATCCAATAGCAATCTTTGAACAAGAACTTGCGGCGCAAAATAATGACTGGCTCAGATTAACAGTGCAGTTTTCGTATAGGAGATGGAGAGGGCGTTATGATCTTGTCGCTGCAAGTCAAGCTGGATTTGAGTTAACGGACGTGCAGCCGCCGGGAGATGAGCCAAATCCAGGAGATGTCTTTAGTAAGACTAGAGCGCCACGGGTACCTGAATTTAAACCATAATGAGGTAATTATATGATGCCAACTCTACCGCAAATTGCACACCCAACTTACGAGATTACTATCCCATCATCTAAGAAAAAGCATACTTTTCGCCCTATGCTAACTGGCGAGAGAAAAGTTCTTCTTATTGCTATGGAATCTCAAAATCCCCTAGAAATTAGTCGTGCTGTGCGTCAAATTTGTAATTCTTGCGTTAATAATTTAAACGCCGAATCACTTACAAGTTTTGATTTAGAATGGGTATTTCTGCAACTTATTATTAATTCTATTCGCGATACTATTGACTTAGAAGTCAGAATACCAAATCGCCAAGATACGTGCGAAGAATGCGGAAAACCTAAGTTCGTAAAAGCAGATTTAACCAAAGCACAGATTAAGGGAGATATAAAAGATAAAAAGGACTTGTTAATTGATGTTGGTAGTGGAGTAGGTGTTAAGCTGAAATACCCATCAGATAAAGACATTGAATTATTGGAAGAATTAAATCAGAGCAAAACTGAAATTGAAAAATTGATGAATCTTATCTCTGTTAGCATTGAGTCGGTCTTTGATCAAGACAAGACATTTTCTTTTTCGGAGTACGACTACAGAGACAGGTTGGCATGGTTAGAGGCATTACCTCCAAATGTAACCGATAAAATTGAAGCCTTTCTTAATTCCATTCCTCAGTTAGTTTTGGACGTAGCGATTGAGTGTCCGAAATGTAAATTTCAAGCTACATACCAATTGCAGGGGTTATCTGATTTTTTCGTTTAACGCTAGGTGATGAAGACCTAGCGGCATATTATAGGATGTGTTTCGATTTGATGCATTTTCATAAATGGAGTTTAAAAGATATTGAAAGCATGTACCCATTTGAACTTGAATTGTACAAGGTTTTATTAGTTAATCATTTACAAGAAGTTCAAAAAAGTAGGCAAATGAGCAGTTAATAATGAATCGCGAAAAGCAAAGGCAATTAAAATCACAGGAAGATCAAGCATATCTTCAGTTCGTTGACGAACTAAGGAACGCTGCACGTTTAGATTCACCCACAGTGGAGGTTTCTAGAATATATAAGGAAGTAATTGACATCCTCACTGAAGCATTCGACGAATATGATCCAGAGGAATTGCCCAAATATCAAGATAGACTTGATAATGTTGTAAAACTAGTAAAAGAACAAGGAGCATTTTCAGATCCCCTCTTTTTAGACGATTTAGATAAAGCCACAGAAATCTTAAATGCCAAAGTAAAGAGAAGATGGAGTACATTTGACAAAATTAAAACTTTAGCCTCCACGGCAATACGGGTCGTCGGAAGCTCCAGTGCTATAGTGCAAGAAATTTTGGATATAGGAAGTCAAGCCGAATCACTTGGAAGAAGAGCTGGTTCTATCTTTAGAGGGAGAGTTAGAGTAGACGACGAAGAAAGCAGAAGAGTTAGAGACTTAATAAAGGGCAATACCGGACAATACGGTAATTATGAATCACCTCAAGGCTCTGCAAGTAATCGGCAGAATACTCTAACTCCACTTTCGAATTCAGCCATAGCAGTTAAAGATGATAAGTTAATTGGCACAAATACTACACAAAATAAAGTCCTTAACAATTTACTTGATGTCAGTAAAGAAACTAATGTCAATATTAAAACTATTAAGAATCTTTTAATAAATCAGGAAAGACAAAGAGATGATAAAAGCGACGATGCAACTCTTGACGCTTTGGAAAACAACCGAGAAAAAAATGCACTTGTTGCAATAAAGAATGATCGAAAATTACTCCAAAGTATTTTAGGTCCCGAAAGTACTGGTGGCTTAATACCATCAGAATCTGATAGAGGCGACAATCAGGGCGGAAGTACAATTTCTGATATGCTAGTGCAGGGATATGCCATAAAGAAAGGCGTAGAATGGATAGCGAAAGGAGGGAAAAAGACTCTCGGAGCAATTAAAGGAATAGCAAAAAAAGCATTACCGGCATTAAAAAAATCATCTTCTGTAATCGGGAGAGCACTCCCATGGCTTGGAAGAGGTGCTGCAACAGTCGCGGCATCCCCAGCAGTTGGTACGGCAGCTACAATAGGAGCTACGGCGCTGACGGCTTATGAAGTTGGCGGTTTAATCAATGATTATGTCGTTGATCCGGCAGTAAAAAAACTTAGTCCCAAAGTCACTAATATTGGCCAATCCATTTCGGCTACTGTGGGTGAAAAGACTAAAGGGATCGAATACTATAAGCAACTTTTTAAATCCGTCGATTTCGACGGGGATAGTCAGGAGAAAGCCGAAAAGTGGGCGCTTGAGTTTTTGGCGAAAATCGCTAAAGAAAAAGAAGAATTATTCCAGAAAGCGTATGAGAATGGCAGTCAATATGGGGATGGTTCCTATAAGATAAACAACAAGGATGCCAGCATCAGCGAAGCTTTACTAGATGTTAAGGCTGCAAAAGAGCAATATGAATATTATAAAAGATATCTTTTAGAGAAAGAGAAAAAAGGCGGATTGACTGCAACTGCCAGATTCAGAGGCTCCGATAACAAGATATATTCAAATCCATTATATAGAAATGAAGAACAGCCTCCTATCGTTTCAGGTCAAAGTCAAATAGAGCTAAAGAGTGATGCGTTAAAAACACAAATTGCTTCTCCCGCTCCTATTCCAGCACCAGCTCCAACTCCAGATTTAACCAGTAAAGAGCGTAAAGAGGCATCTGTAAGGTCAGTAACACCACTATCTCCAACCTCAGCACCAAATCCAACGCCGACCGAAGCGGTCATGCGAGGTATTACGGCAGCAGAAACTGGAATTATTAGTGATGAGAGGCCAATAGATGACCCTAGTAGATTTATTAGAACCAAAGGAGGCGCAGAATCAAGCGCCTACGGTCCTCAGCAGATAACCATGAGTCTCGCTAAGGGAGCATTGGAAAAAGGACTTCTTGATGGCGATGAAGAACTTAAAACATGGGTACAGGACAAGTTTATACCACAGGGTAGAAAATTCTTACAATCAGATTATTCTCACCCCACCTATGGGGCTGGAGGACAGGGCGACTTAAATACTCCAGAAGATCGCAAGATGTATCAAAAAATGTCGGAAAGGCTCATTGGTGAAGCCGTTTTAAACAATAAAGGAAATCTTGAATCTACACTAGGGGAGTGGAGATTTGGTCGTTCTAAACGCCATATGCTAGATCAATTAGATCCGGGATACGCTATTAAAGCAAAATCTCAGATATCAAAAGATCAAGTTTTGATGGCTAAATCTGATGTTGAAATTGGACCTAAATCTCAGAATTATCTTGAAAATGCTGTTAGTTCATTATCCAGGGAAAATGAAGCAGCGAGAACACAGCCCATTATCATATCGCAAAATAGCGGAGGTTCGGGGAAACAGGAAGAGCCAATGCCTTCGGCTAGTATGAAAAGTGTCGGAGCGCCCGCAAATGGTGCATCTGAGAGTACACTTATGATTGCTATAAGACAATCCATTTCACCCATATAATAAAAAACCCCGTATTAGCATAATGCCAATACGGGGAACGGGAGGAGTATGGTTTTTTCTTATTCGCTGAACATGCGATCTACTGCATCGTCACTAGATAAAGATTCGACGCCTTGTAATAACTCATCGAATATTTTGTCCGGATCATCCGATTCATCAACTGCCGGTGGAGCACTTTTGGTTTTAGCGGGAGCAGATTTTTGATTTACCCTATCATCTGAAGATGATGGCGATTTCGAACTACGGCTATTATCCGAACCAACAACCTGTTCTAGTAGTACTGAAAGCTCTTCATAACTCTTAAATGTTTCTGGAGCAATCAGAGGCATTAAGGGATGAGCTGTTTTCCACATAGCCTCAATCTTTTCTAGATCACCATTAAACAACTTGGATTGTCCCATAAACTGCGATTCGTCATAGTTATTTTGCCCACCCTGCTTAGTGACGACTATCTTGAAGTTTGCACCCTCAAGAGGGTCGAGAATATTAAGTGGGTCTCGTGGATCAATCGGGTCATCCGAACCATTCATCACAAGTGTTATCTTCTTCATGATTTTGTTACCAAATTCTAGAAGAAACACTTTCCCATTGTTTTCTGGTTTATTACCATCTTGTAAAACAAGAATATTAGCTACAAATCTCGGAGTTCTGCCATACTTTAAGTACGTAGCTTTGTCATTACTACCTAGCTTTTTAGCAAGTTCCTCAGCCGGATCTGGCTGATTAAGCGTTGTGCGACAACGTTCTATATACATTTTATTATTCTGCCCTCGAATATAATGAGTGAAGAATTTAACAAAATCATTAGTCTCGCCATCTGGTGCTGGTAAAAATCTTACAATTGCCTTAGATTCTTCGCGACCATCTTTGCTCTTAGAAAAGGTGGGTGACCAAAATCGCGGATCGGCCACATAATTAGACTGAACCTTATTTACTATTTTTTTCACCGCATCTTTCTGCTGCATGCGATCCATCATATCTTTAAAAGCCATATCTACTCCTTAGTCAATTTCAAAATTGTTTGTTTTGTCATCTCTACATTTAATTTTGTTCCTAGAAAGCTCTCATACTTTTCCATTTTGTGCTCAAAATCTGCCCAAAGGCGATCTTCTTGCAGAAAAGGCTGATAAACTTTTCTAAGATTTAATACTAGTGATAATAACAAGTAACTTTCAATGCTGAACATTCCCCCCCAAAGAAGTCTTAAAACTAAAGGGTGAGTATTTTCTGGCTTTTTAATTAAGTATTTTACAGCATCCTTACATTTGATTTGCTTCCGTCGTTCTATTTCTTGAATAGCACCCTTAAAATCTTCCTCAAATTGATAATCAATACGGGATATTCTCCCCTTCCAATCGTTCCATATACTTATGCAATTTTCGGCGATTAGCTCACCAATCCAAATGTGTCGATTGTAAACAAAATTAGCAAGGAATATTTGATTTATTTCTGTTTTTGAATATTTACTTTGAATAATTTGAAAGAATATCTTGTCCTTACGTTTTTGAAATGATTCTTCCGTCAAGTGTGGAATTTTACCCTGATACTTTTTCCAGTTGTAATCTCTGTTAAAGTGAGCTTTTAAACTCACATATTGACAGTATGCTTCAAACCCATTTGAAGTATCTTTTTCGTCTATCTGCGATAAGGCTTCCTCGACCATGTGGTTAATCCCACAAAATTCTTTCTCCATTCAGATGACGTCTCCAGCGGTCATAGTCCCATGGATAAAAAGCATCTTGTTCTTCATGCGGAACTCCGCTCATTAATGGACACGTCTGACCAGATAACCACTGACGAAATGGTTTTTGCTCATCTTTAGGGAGTTCTCGAATCCGAGGCCAATGAGTAATCTGATGTTCAGCAAGCCTACATTCTAACAAGTGATTTTCTTGCTCAAGAGCGCTGATGTAATCTTCAGCTATTTGAAATCTTTTCTCTTCGTCTACCTTATCTGCAACTTTTGCATGCCAGTAATTATTTCTACATTCCACTATCTTTGACACTTCGAATCTCCTCATTACTAGTAAATTTACTTATTTTGTAAATCGTTAATTTGAATTGTTAATTGTTCCTTTTCCTTTAATAGAGCGGAGACCTTTAATACCAACGCCGCCACCTTCTGGTGCAACGACTGGTTTTCGAGCAGTAGTGAGTTTATTTGATCTGTTTGCATGTCATTTTTTAAGGTTAATGATGTAATATACGCCTCATCAATAACAACATGACCCTCACGTATCTCAAGCTGTTGATTATGTTTTGAATTTGATGTTTCAAAAATGTTTTCATCAGTCTCCTCTTTTGGGGACTTTGATTTTTGTTTTCTCGCAACCATGCCAGCACTCCGTAAGGTTTGCTATTAAGATAGCGTATGCTTTGAGAAGCGTAAAATTACCTTTTTCGGCGACCCGCGAATATTTGTCGAAATTGTATTTACTTACTCGTCAAATTGAACTTTAACATTTTGCTGTCGAAACATATTCAGATTGACTGCTTCTTTATAGAGCATCGCTTTGAATTCATTTGTCAGTAGATTCTCTACTTCTTCGATTTCTACTCTTTTATTGCGACAGTATTCCGTTAAAGCATCAAGTAGGTGTAATTCATTTAATTGTGCAAATTTGATTATTTTCTCGGAAAAAGAGCTTTTACTTTCTAATATTATTTCGTTCATATCTATAATCCTAAGTTCCTTTTCACTGTAAGAAATTCTTTTACTAATTCACTTCGAAGTATGTCTTGTACGCCGAACTCTACAACATCAAAGTTTCTCATATTGTGACACACCCGGATGAGACTCTCCAATCCACTTTTCTCGTTTTTCCTTTGCTGTGTAAGATCATTTTGCTCGACGTCTCCTAAAACAATCAGGCGCGAACCTTCCCCAACGCGAGTTATCAAGCTACATATTTCATGCCAAGTGCAATTTTGAATTTCGTCTGCGATTATGAGGGCATTTGACCAAGTGATGCCTCGCAAGAACGAAGTGCTCTTAAATTCAAGTACTTCATCCCTTTTTAAATCATCATATGCGCCCTTGCGCCCCAGCAAATCATTCACAATTTCCTGATACGGCTCCTCATATATGTCTATTTTTTCTTGCAGGTTCCCTGGAAGAAAGCCAATATCTCTTGTTGGCACTATTGAACGTAGAATAATTATTTTATCGAAGCGACCGCTAAAAAGATCATTAAGAGCCAAATATAAGGCACAATAACTTTTTCCTGTTCCGGCACACCCATGAAGTAGAATGTGCTTGTCGCAAAAAAAAGAATGAAAAAGCTGCTCTTGATTTGGTGTTTTTGGACTGACGTCCTTAATTTTATCGCGAAAATTTAATAGTTTTTTTGAACGTCTGCGCTTTACTTTTTCTGTTTTTTTCTCAAATACATGGGTTTCTTGTTCTTGTTCGGATAAAACGTTCTCACTTTCCGTCTCGTGACTCATTAGAAATCCGGTATGTTAGCCTTCTTATCTTTTGCGAAATGCTTTTTGATTTGCTGCATCCTCTCCCTAAAATCCCCTTGAGGCTTAGAAGATTTGGCTGCATCAAGTCTGTGAGATGAGCATATCGCTGGAGCACCTATCCGCATAATTACCGTTTTATGAAAACAGTTCGGACAAGGTAATGTTTCTGGGAGATGCCTTTCGGCGATACTCTGAATATCTTCAAATTCGTGTTCGCACGAGGAGCAGGAGTAATTATATGCAGGCATAACTGTATTTCGCTTTTTTCTACTCGCAGTATATTTATAGAGATTATTTTAAAGGCGAAAAGTAACCTTGATATGAATTTTACAAGAAGACGAATAAACTTTATGCTTAAAATAGTTTGACTGGATAAATACCAGTAGGAGTTTAATAATGACCGCGCCCGCTGACACAAATGACACCTCACCAGCTCTCGTTGAATTGGCTGTAATTATTCGTTCTCGATTCACTAAGAATGAACAATCTGATTTACCGCTTGACAAAGTAATCGTAAAAGCCGAGGAAGTCGCCAAGATTTACCATCGCAATCGAGAGCCTATTACACCGTCAGAATTAGATATTTTGTATGAGGTTCTGCGTGAGTTTGGCATAATAGCAGCTCACATCCCCTCTGACTTCCATGTGCATGTTGGGAATGTCATGGCATTATTAAAAAAAGGTGACAGGACGCTCAGTAAAAGTCACGTATCTGGTGTTATCTTTTCAAGGATGTAGATATGACATGCGTTGTTGGACTAATTACTGATGTCGGATTGGTATTTGGAGCCGATTCTCTTGTTACCACAGAGACTGGGTTAAAGCTGACACTTTTAGACAAAAAGGTTTTCGTTAAGAATAACGTATTATTCGGTTTTTGTGGCGATCTTCGCTTTGGGCAGTTAGTAAAGCATCGATTTACACCCCCTTCGCCTGGTAGAAGCAAAGACCTCGAAGCCTTTATGCATACGAAATTCCTACCCGACTTGCAGAAATTTTGCACCGATTCCGGAGTGCTTAAAATGGAAGACCTATCATTTGAATTGCTGATAGGCATTCATCGTAGCATTTATACTATTGCTTCCGACTTCTCTGTTGTGGAAGCCTCAACTCGATATCAGGCTATAGGCAGTGGCGCTGAATATGCCCTTGGGGTGATGTACGCCACCAAGTCACTGTCTAACTTCCAACAACGAATAACTCTCGCCCTAGAAGCCTCCAGCGCATTCTCACAGACTGTTGCCAAGCCATTTCATTTTGAATGTCTAACGACCACTCCCAAGAAACAGGTAAAGACTAAATCCACTTCTCGCAAATAACTAATGTTTGACTGCTCTTAAACAGTCTAAGATAGTCTTATCTTTATAGGGTATTTAATAATGTCGCAAAGTAGAAAATCCTTTTTACACCACCTTTCCAAAAAAGGTTTTCATGAATATCAACCAGATGGAGATATTTTCAAATATATAAATCGCGACTTTCTAAAATGCCATCCTTTTGCTGTTGGCATCTCATCGAAGGGAACATCGATTAATGTGGCTGTATATCATTTAGAAACAAAATTAACTAAACACTTTGAAACGTATTCTGAAGCGTTGCGGTTTTTAAATGTTCTCAGTAATGAGAAAGAAAATCCACCTATTATTGACGAGAAGCCAAGACGAAGAAGAAAAAAAAAGCACCTCTAGGGTGCTTTTTTATTAGGAAAGAGTCTGCCAGCCACCTAGACACGGAATGTAGCTTGCGGAATTACAGCATCAACTGCGAACGTTACTTGAAACCTCTCAATTTGATTTGTATCCTGCCATCCTAGAGTTATTTCTGAAACATTAACGGGGAACAATCCAGTACATTTCCACGTTTTGATTCTCGCTTCATCCTGGCCGAACTGCTGAATAGTTGCCTGTGATTTATATGCTTCAGGTCGACTGGAGAACCCACTATTGCGAACGTTATCAATAGGCTCGTTGAGGGCTGAAAGCCATGAGATAAAAGCGTCATAAACGCCAAAATCTTCATCATTTATTACCTCGATAGCCCAAGGTGCATAAGTGCGATTTCCTGAAAAATTCACAGCCCTACCTTGATAAAACACCGGAATCGCATCAACAGTGGATGCTGGAATTTGAGTAGCCGAAGCCTTTACCACTATATCAGCGGAAAAAACGGCACCAGGAAAGCTAGTAAGAGCAGGTGGCAGCGACATTTCTACTTGAAAAAGATGTGGCCTTGCGCCACCGAAGCGCATTGTTTCTGTAAATTGATCTATCTTAAATGTCATATTATTAAGCCAAACTTATTATAAAGGTATTTATTATTCTAAACACAGAAAGGAGGGAGAAACCCACCTCCCCCACATTAAAATTGCCCAACAACTTCGTTGAATGATACTCCAGAGCGAGTTGCTACAAAATTTAAAGTAATGAAGTTAATTGATTTTGCTGGCTTAATGAAGATATCACCAACAAATTCATTTCTATCGACTACTTCTGGGGTATTATTAGTAGAATCGCAGACGACCCTAGAATCGTAAATGCCGCGACGAGCTTGTACATTCTTTAAGAATGGTTCAACTTGGTTCTTGAAATTATTGCGAGTAACTTCATCATTAATTTCATGAATAAGATTTTTAGCAATAATTGCAACTGATTTGCGAAGTACGATAAACAAACGCCTTACATTAATTCGATCAAACGCCGAAGGTCTCGCAAGAAGAGTCTTATCCCCCAACCATACAGGACCGCTACCAGCTTGAGAGATGACAAAATTTATCCCAGCTAGATATAAATCGTCACGAGCTGCCTTACGAGGATTCCACGCTAATTTTACTACTTCTTTTAGAATACCTCGATTATAACCAGCTGGTGGTATCCAGGGAGCACTTTGCGTATCAGCACGAGCTATAATACCGGCCAAATCGCCATTATCGGGAATCCACACAAACACATCTCGATATTTGTCATAGATATTTAACCAGTTAGAAGACATCACTCCATATGAAGAAGAAGGGAGTGTGTTTCTGAATTCAATAACGTTAGAGGCTTCTTTTCCTGGAGCTGATACAACATCATCCTTTTCTGGTGAAATTAAGGCAATACAATCACCACGCGATTCGGCAATACCTAAAACGTGAAGAACGACCGCTGAACTTGCAGATCCACAGAGAAGAAGTGCAACATCTACTGATTCAGCATCAGCAAATAAATCGTATCCTAAGTTTCTTGCAGCATCAATAGCCGAACCAACGTTCACATCTCTACCGCCAGTAAGCCTCATAGTAGATGGTTTACTTACAACAGAGAAAACTTTATTTGCAGCTGTAGTTCCCCAATTAATTCCTGCTGGTATATGATCTGTCCAATATACGTACGAGCTGTTTTTATTAATTTTATTAACGTAATAGTTAGATGTACCATCATCATCTCTGGCATCAGAAGCCTTTGATAAGAATGAAAATCTTTCTAAAACGGTACCAGGAATACCACTAATATCACCACCGCGATCAACAACAACAACATGGAGTTGGTCATTTGAACCCAATTTGCTGAGTACAAAGTCAGAGGTACCTGGCGCGACGCCGATAGCATCGGCATATTCCCACTTTGCAACAACTGTAGACGTGCCGAGAGGTGGTTGAAAGGCTTTTTCGACGGTCAAAGACGTATCACTTACAACTGAAACGACTTTTCTTTCTTGACCACTAGCGACATCTCGTAGGATAGTTCCTGGCGTTACTCTTGAAAGGAATGAAGTTCCGATTCCGGTAACAGCAGTACCAGATGAAGAAACTGTTCCAGCTAAAGTTTGGCTAAAAGCTTCAGATGATGGACATAAAGAAACTTCAATCGAGTTACCAAGAACGCCAGCATATCGAGCAGCAAATGGACCTACATTAGCAAGACCATTCGAATAATCCGAATCGTAATGAGATTGATTTCGAATTAATGCACCGATACCAGGTGAACCAGTGCCGGTTCCCTCTTCTGCTGTCGCGTTTAAAGTGCCGACATATATTGAGAAAGTGACGTTATCGTCGCTTAAATCAGTAGAAAACGCATCATCCAAGACGGCTTCAGTATCAGAAGTAACTGAAACTACAGTTCTTTCTTCGGAACCGCTATTTACAATAGAACCTGGACGAAGTCTGGGACTGCCACTAATAAACCCACTTCCTGTTAGTGTAGTACCCGAAGACGAAACAACCGCTGCTACAGATTGTGATGCAGTTGAAGCAACTCGCACAACCCTTAGAGCGTCGGCGTAAGAAAGAAATCTGGCTGCCGTGAAGAATGAAGTTGCAGTGTCTAGATCCGGTTTGCCAAATTTGCTTACAAGGTCACCCTCATTAGAAAGTGTAATAATTTCTTCTAATGGTCCCCATTTGAACACTCCACAAAATGCGCCAACAGTGGTATTAACGCCAGGAACGTAGCTGGATAGATCTATTTCTCTTGTTATAACGCCTGGTGAAATTTGAGTCATTTTTACAATCCCTTAATTAATCGGATTTTCTAATACGTCTATTTATTGTTTACGCGCTACACTCTTATTATTTTAAATTTCACAAAACCGTATTATTATTGATATCGAGAATAGAAACTTAGATTATCGTACCTAATTCTCAAATTTAACTAATTTTTGTCCAAAGAACTCCATCAGATTCAAATTGCTCAACTCCGTTAAGTTTTTGCATAAAATTTATTATTTGATACGTCTCAGCTTTCTTTTTCAAACCTTCTTCACTCACTATGGAGTTATTTAATAATAATTTGAATTCTCGAATTGTATGAAGCCATCCAAATAGCAATAAAGCCATCACCAAATCATCATTATTTCCCTCCTCTGCTGCATAAACGGCACCCTGACGGGAAAAGCTTTCTAATTCGCTAATTGTCTCCTTATCATTGATGATAAGATCATCATTCTCAATTAATCGCTTAAGCTCAGTACAACCTATCAGTTTTACAGGTAAGGTGGTTTTACCTCCGAATCTACCCTTATTATTTCTTCCAAGAACAATTTTAAATTGTTCCTTTCCTTTAATTTTCTCTAAACTGATAAGATTTTTGTAGTCGGCTGAGAATAATGCTTCCGAAACTACAGGACCAGTTGATGCATCTTCGATGAAGACCATCGCATCATTGTACATTTCGGCAACTTGTTTGATGAGCAAAGCTAATTCATGAGGTCTTATCATGTTGTCGTGATATGCCGCAACTTGTCCATATTTCTTCTCTGAAACGTCAATTACTTGTATGGATGAATAGTCTAATCCAACTCCTTCTCCACAGTCACAAATCATCACATATTGCCTATCTTCTTTTGGCTTTTGGTAAATGTTAATTGGTATTGTAGTTTCACAATTTTCAGGTACCAAAGAGCGAAGCTTATCTGGATGAATAAGCGTTTGCGTTGAACCGATGAAGTCGCAGTTATGAGAAATTACATCTTCGCTGTAAAATAGGTGACCGCCCGCAACATTTAATGGGTCAAAAAGAGAGATGCCTTCCTTAATAATTTCCTTTTTTAAAATCTTTTTTGAGCCGCCCCTGCTTTGCAGGAGGTTACCTTTTTTAAGTTTGTTTGCTTCTTTTAATCCCTTTGGCGTTTCAAATCTATGATTTGTTGAGCATCGAATTATAGTGCCATCGTCAAAAGTAAGACGAACATATTCGTCTCTGTGAATCTTTTGAATGCCATCGAAAGGCAAAAACCCAGAAGGGGTTTCTATAAGATATCTATGAGAGGAAATTAGACTCGCGCCGATTAGCTCATACAACTCCTCAATCGTTATTTGTTTAATTTCTCCTGTTGGAGTTTTGATACGGACTCTACTCTCTCCGGCCAAACACAAATGTTCCTGTCGGAACATATCACGACCGAGTTCTTTGATTTGAGTCTGTACCCATTTTTCATTATCTCTAGCTGGATCGGCTCTATAGTCAGCTTTTATTAAATGCCAATTATTTCCAGCTTCGGCCTCTTTGATGATTTTGTAGAAATGATTTTTCCCTTGTGGGGTTGAGGTCACAAAAAGTTTGGTTTCAGTACCGGCTGCAATAGTAGGTATAATAGATGCTTTAAATTTATCGGCAACCGTTTTCTTAACCGCTGCAAATTCATCCAAGAATACAATGGAAAAGGATCGACCTCGACCTGCGTTAATAGTAGTAGCGGATACCTGTACCGATGAACCATTTTCTAATTTGATAGATTTGATGTTCCATTTGGTATAGCCATGCTTTAACCAATGTGGAACATTTTCATAGCCTAATTTTAATCGGTCATGAATTTCTATTGCAGTCTCCTGCTTGTCAGCCAAAACGCCTACTGAAACGTTTGGGTGGAAGTTAATGAACCAACCGATAAATGCAGCAGTGACGGATGTGTTATGGGTAGGTATTAAAGAATTGCCAGCTAGGAAGAGATGGCTTTCATTGTCCACTTTAATACATTTTACAGGAACAGTTTCAACTTTCTCAATTGATTGAATATAATGCCTCTGACTATCAAGCGAAATTAGCGCAGTCTGAAGTCGCTCAGCTTTTCTTTTTAGCCTAACAACCGGAAGAGTAGTTAAGCACCTGACTTTATAATGACGTCTTGGCTCTTCAAAGTAATATGATTTTTCTTTATCCTTAGAATGTACTTTTGTTACAATTTTTGCCGTTATCTTCGCCTTAATTCCGAGAGACGCCATCAATGATTGCACCTGATTTGCAAGATCCTCTGACTTTGTATAAAATTCAGCACTGCCTTTTTTGGTAATTGAACCATCCGTGTCGAGTAATCCTTGAAGCAAAGCCAAGCGATCATCAAATGATGATAACAAGTATTCAGCAGGAATGTGTTTGTTTTTTAATAAATTTAATTGTTTGAGCTTTCCATAAAGACCTTCAACTTTAACCAATTTCATATGAGAATGGTCGCTCTTATAGGACTTTTGTGTGAATACTTCTGATGATACAATTTTCTCGTATTGTTCTACATCTTCTCTAAGACCGATGATATCTCCTGAATGCGAATACCCATCACCAATCCACAACCCCAAAAGATATGGGTTAATCGGAAGTTCCTTTTTCTCCATTTCCAAAGGTTTCGTAACGTCAATAAATACGCTTTGCCCTTTGGCTCTTTGTTTATTCAATATTGGTATAATTTCTTCAGTTGTTAAAGTCTTATATTTAACAATCTTACTAGTTTTTTTGATATCTGATCCTAATTTGTAGGCTCCCGGAATCCTTTCTTGTGTGATAGTACCAATTGTCCAAAGATGTTCGGCGTCCGCTGTAATGACTTCGCCGTTATCAAACGTGACATTAT